GAAACTGCCGAAGCTATCGGCGCTCACAAAGCCATCAAGCACCGGAAAGAAGAAACGCCCGGCGCAGATATATCAATACAGGCAACAGGCTCGAAGGAAGTGCCTAACAGGTAATTCAACCAACCTAGTTGGCATAATCACATGACACTTACCCAAAGATTTGAGGATGCGATGATCGAGCAGAGTTGCCTGCCTAATACCCGCGCCACTTACCATCTTTGGGTAAAACATTTTTATCGTTTTTTTAAAAAGCCAGCTTCGTCATGGATGCCTCAGGATGTTCGCCAATGGATGTTGTATCTCCATGCTCAAAAGTATTCACCCACATCCCGAAAGCAGGCGCTCTGCGCCGTTAAATTCGTCTTTGACCATGTTCTAAAATTGAATCTTGGCCAGCTTGAGCTGCCGCCAATGCCGCGTGTGCGTCAAACTCTGCGCACTATTCCAACCATCGAGGAAATTGGGCGCATTTTTTCAGGGATGCGTGGGCTTTCAAAAACAATGGCACAGGTGATGTTCGGTTCGGGATTGCGCGTCAATGAATGTTGCCATTTGCGTGTGCAGGATATTGATTTTGCGGCACTCACGGTCCGTGTTCATTGCGGTAAGGGATTCAAGTCGAGACTCACTGTATTGCCGGTGTCTCTAGTCCCAGTATTGCAACGGCATTTGGCATTACGAAAGGCATTACATGATTGCGACCTGGCCGCAGGTTATGGTTTGGTGGAATTACCAGGGCGACTTGCCGTGAAATATAAAAACTCCAGCCGTGAATTTAGATGGCAGTGGCTTTTTCCTTCTACACAAATCCGGGGTCAATATCGCTGGCACGCCACGGATGAATGTGTGGCCAAGGCAATGCGCAAAGCTGTGGCCGCCGCAGGAATAATAAAGCGCATCACACCTCATACGCTGCGTCATGCCTTTGTTACCTACGGTCTGCGCTGCGGCAATGACATCAAGACGATGATGGACATGGTTGGCCATGAAGACGCGAATACAACGATGATTTACGATCATTGTGATGCTGCTCAGGGTGTCAGCCCAATGGATTGTGTTTCTACACCACGATTATTGCCGTCTATTCAAACTCAAAATCTGATTACATGAATCTTGATAAGCATGAATTGAAGCTGCTGGCGGCTGTGCCAAAGAACCTGCCGACACCAATCTAAAAATGGTCATAAAACAAACACGCGCGTTGGGCGACACGGCTTTTGCCGATGGCGATTTGCAGCCGGTCACGGACCGCCGCGGTTCGCTGGCCGCTGATTCGGCTGATACCTCCGCCCTGGTCGGCGATAGTTCATTCTCGGAACTCGTCGGGCGGATGCGCCGCGAGTTCGATGATCTGTCCGTGCCGCTGTGCGAGGAAGTCCTTGACTGGCTCAAGGGTGAAGGGTTGCTCGCCATCGGCGCCCATGCACACCATTCGATGCGACCGGCAAAATGGAAGGTGGGTGTCCTCATGGTTTTGGAATACGTTTTCAAACACCCGGCCATGACGGACATCTTCGCCGCGCTCTATATCTGGGATGAACCGTTGCTGGACGATATCCTCGGACACCTGAACCCCGCCCAGTTCGCCGCCAGGATCGGGGTGACGCGCGAGGCGGTCAATAAAGCGGTCCTACGCGCGCAATTGTATTTCAAACTGCCGCCGCGAAGGGGTCAGAGGCATCCGCAGGCGCGAGCTAATATGAAACAGGCGAGGATGAAACAGTTGAAACGGTTGAAAGTTGAGGGTTGAAAGTTAAAAAAAAAGGCAATTAAAAAACAAAGAACACAAAGTTTATGACAAAAAAAATCAAGAAATCAAATCATGGAACCGGACATCCCACATTGGTCGAATCCGGCGGAAGCCGGAATACGCGCAACCTTAAGGTTGCGGCTACAGTTGCTTTCACCGGCGCTCGCGCGGAGTTCCTGGCCGGCAATCCCAAGGCGAAGAAGCTCCAAAAGGCGCATCTCCACGAAATCACCACCCGCATCGGCCGCTATCGCCATGATATCCTGAGCTGGGCCACCCATGGCGTCAAACTCGCCAATGAAGCGCGCGAGATCGGCCTGCTCATCGTATCATACCTCGACACTTTGCCAGGCAAACAGATGACGCTCGACCTCTGGATGCAGTTGCAAAACCTGTTCATTGACCAGTACGGCAACCGCATCACCCAGGAAACGCTCAAGTGGTTCGTCAAAATCGCCAAGGCCAACCCGGACCCGTTTGACAGCATCCTCGACGTGCTGCAATGGCGCCAGCCGCTATTGCTCGCCAGCGGCGATGAGACGTTCCAGTTGACCGGCGAACGCCCGCAACAAGTCTTGCATGCCCCCGCCAATCCCATGAGCTTGCTCAAGGATTATTTCAACCCTGACCTGGAGGCCATCGTGACCGAGCTGCGCGCCAATATAAATTATTGCCCGGATGGCGAGCATTTCCGGCCCGACCTGTGCGAAACGCTGCGCGTGGAAATGGAACCCAAACTCAAACGCTATGATAGCGCCCGGCTGTGGCTCCGGGGGGAGTTGGGAATTTGAAAATGGTTGAAGGTTGATCCCTGCGTCGCCGTGGGCTATGCAGGACAAGGGGTTGAAAGTTGAGGGTTAAAAATGAAATTGAAACGGATACAGCTTAGGCGCACGCGCGGATGGCGGATGCCGGCTAATACGGTGAAGGTGGACCGCACCACGCCGTTCGGCAATCCGTTCAAGACGGGCGAGAAGTTTTTTGATTATGTCATCGGTTCCGTCCAGGTCGTCAGGAACAACCGCCACGCCGTCGCCCTTTTTCGACAGCATCTGATTATGTTTCCCAATCTCCGCGCGCGGATCAAACGCGAGTTGCGCGGGAAAAATCTGGCGTGCTGGTGCGAACCCGGCGCACCATGCCATGCGGATGTGCTGATGAAAGTTGCGAATCAAGAATGAAGAAACTTTATCCGCAGATTGCGCGGATTAACGCAGATTATTGTGGCGAAACCTTCAACCCTCAACCTTCAACCTGCAACCCGCTTTTGCCGGAATGCCCAAGCGGTCGCCCGGGCGTGGGGTGTGCGCATCCTGAAACAGCGCCAGCGCCGCAAAGCTCAGCTCGAGGCCGTCCGCACCGCCATGGAGCACCCGGATTTCCCCAAGAAACAACGCCAGGGCTGGCCCGCCGCAGAAATCGTCCTGTGGGGAAAATGTTATGTGGAGTTGAATAAGAAAGGGAATGAGTTTGAAGTCAATACGGTATCTGCCCATGCTAAAACGCAACCTGAAGGTTGCGGCTACAATGGTGATTCACAGCAGTTTTCCCTGGAGGTTGATCCGAAGGAGGCGGCTGAGAATCGCAAACGGGCCATCTGGGTGCGGTTTCAAAAGGGCGAGCGCGTCTCGAACGAGGATAAACGGTTCGCCGGCATCCCGAGTTATGAGGCCGCCGAGGACGATGGACGCGATGAGATAGCCGGGCAGGAGGGCGTGGCCAATCATATCCGGCGCCATTACAATTATCCCTGCACGAAGATGGACATCAGCCGGTGGCTGCGCGGCCGGAACCTGCCGCCCAATTGCGCGGAGCATTTTCCGCAATCGTTTTTGTCCGGGCGCTGGCGTAAATCAATGGTGGATGCGTGGGCGAAAAAATACATGGTCAAGTGGTCTGGCACACCGGATTTGGTACAGATGGATTCCCGCAGCAAACTGGAAACGGTGACTTTTGAGCGGGCAAATCTGGAATTCGAGCTTTTCAAGAAGGCGCATGATGGTCAATACATCCTGAAGACCGAGCATGAGAATGCAATGCGCAGCGCGGGCGCCATTGTTTGGGCGCGGTTATGCCGGTGCATCGAAACGGAACTCATCAAGGGGCTGGAGGAATTCCTAAAAATCCAGAAGCCAGAAGTCAGGAGCCAGAAGCCAGAAGATAAATGGCAGAAGACAGCGCAGTCCATTCTGGATGATGCGCGGGCGCGGCATCGTGCGGCGGTGGATGCCATGCAGAAGGAATTTGCGGGACAAATGGCGACAGTTGAGAGTTGAGAAATGGTTGAGAGTTGAAGGTTGGGAAGTTTTTAATTTTTAATTTTGAGTTTTGAATTATATGAGTGTCAGTAAACTTGAATTTGAACGGATGAGAGATCGGGTTTCCGGCATAAAAACTGACCAGCCGGTGTTGCGAGAGTCCGATCTTCACACCGATATTCGTGAGTATTGCGACAAGCAATGGCCGCGCTGGAAATTCATCGAGGCCAGATTCGGTCAGCGTTCAACTATTGCCATTGGCTTTCAGGATTTCACCATATTCCTTCCAAACGGCAAAGTCTTGTGCGTGGAGTGCAAACGTAAAGGCCAAAAAGCCAGACAAAGACCAGCAATCATGGCACTTCGAGATGGGCAGGCTCGGTCATAAGGTGTTAGTGGTTCACAACATTTCAGAATTTATCGCTGAAACAAAACTACTCTGAAATATGACCAGCACTGAAATCAAAGCAAACTCAGGCCACCTCACCCCGACCCTCTCCCCCAAGGGTGGAGAGGAGGACAAGTTGCAGAGGCCGTTTTTTGAGGCGTTCATGCCGCGATACCGCGGCACGGTCTGGGAAAATGCCCGGCGCTTCCGGCTCATTGGTAAAGCCTATGAATCCATGCCGCCCGAACAGAACGGCTATTTCAATATCGCCACCTGCCGCCATCTGACCGGTCCGCTAACTGCCTGGCAACATCCCGATATCCGAAAAATTCTCGTCCGCAAAGCCATCCAGTCGCAAGGGTCGCTCGTCATTGATCTGGTCATTCCCTACATCATCGAGCATGACCCGCGCAATACCTTGCTGCTGTTCGAGACTGACCCCAAGGCGATGGATTATTGCAGCATCCGGCTCATGGACACGCTCAAACAGCATCCGGTCATCGGCAACATGATCCTGGACGTGCAAAAGGTTGATCGTAATAACGTGACCACGACGTTCATCAAGTTCCCCGCCATGACGCTCTTGGTGGGCGGCTTAAACGACAGCAACACGGCGTCGCTGGCGTGGCCGAACGTGCTCATAAGCGAGGCGTGGTTCCACAAGGCCGACGGGTTGCTGTTCAAGGCGTTTGGACGCACGGCGCAGTTCGAGCATACCTGCAAGATTCTGGTTGAATCCCAGGCGGGAATGGAGGGAGAGGATTTCGCGCGCGAATGCGACCTGGCCGTGCGCGTGCCGCTGACCTGGGCGTGCCCGCATTGCGGCGGTCGGCAGGAATGGGAGTTCTCACAAAAAAGGGCGGAAGAGTTCAAATGCAGAATGCAGAATGCAGAATGCAGAATGCAGAATGAGAAACCAAAACCCGGCACCTATGCGGGCATGATCATACCGCACTCGACCCGGATGGCGGATGGCGCGGAAATCGAGGTCAGCGCGGATGAACGGGCACTCGGCGCCGAGTGGGAATGTTATTGGTGCGGAGCGCGGCTTGCCGACACGCCACCATTACGCCGGCAGTTGATGGACAGTTATCAGCAGATCATCCCATCACCGGCGCCGCGCGCGGTTGTGTTCGACTGGCCTGAAGAGGCGAGCCTTGGTATATCCTTTGCCGAGAGCGTCCGGCATTTTCTCACCGCCGATGCCGCGCAAAAGGCCGGTAACATCATCCCGAAACAGGATTGGTATATGCAACGGCGCGCACGGACATGGAACCCAGCCCTGACAAGGCCGCAGATTGATATTGCGCCCGGCAGTTATGATCCGAACCAGATCGTCCCCGATGAGCATTCGCGTAACATGGCCGTGGATTGCCAGCAGGATCAGGTGGTCATGGACAAGACAGGCAAATCCGTCACCGGCTGGTTCTGGTACATCGTCCGGGTGGTGGACAAGTTCGGCAATAGCAAACAACTGGCGCGCGGCTATGTAAAATCGTGGGAGGAATGGATCGCCGTCCAGAAAAAGTGGAAGGTGCCGAATGACCGTGTGGTGATTGATATAGGGCAATGGCCAGGGCAGATTACCCAGCGCGCGGCGGATGAACGCGAAACCGTGGCCGTCAACAAGATGACGATGCTCGGCTTTATGAAGGACCGAACGGTGACGTGGTATTTGCTGGCCGCGGAACTAATGCGCCGCCAGTTCAAACATCGGGACGGCCAGATACGGCCGTGGTCGCCGCCGCAACCCATCCCCGCCACAGTGTTCGACAATGACGGGCGCCGGCAGGTGATTCATCTCAAGAAAATACGGTGGGACAACATGACGTTCAGGCTACAAGTGGACGCCCTGCGCAGCGGCGCACCGGGTATGCCGAAGATGGAAGTGCTGGGCAGGGAATTCCTGGACGCGCAGACACAGGCCATGGAGCGCGGCGACCTGACTTATGAGCGGCAGATGGACGCGCAGTATTACATCCCGGAGAAAAGACAGTTCAAAGAATTGCGACCGAATGACCATTACATGGCGTGCGAGGCGATGCTGCTGGTGCGGCAGGCCATGGACGGCATGATGGGGCATTTGGCCATTGCAGAAGATAGTAGTCAGGAGTCAGTAGTCAGGAGTTAAAACAGGAGTTAAAAAAAATCACAAAATTATGAAAACCCCAAAATTCCAATTCGGTGACATGGTTCGCATCGCCAAAGACCTTGGTTCGACAATGAGTCATTTTGAGGCAGACCAAGATGCCATCGTCATTGAAAACAACTTTTACGAGGGATATGGAAATAATGAGCGTGAATCCAGCTATTCGTTACTGCTTTGCAAGGATGGTAATCAATGCTCATGGTATAACGAACATCAATTAACTTTTTTGCGCCGATCCAGCCTGGAAGAAATCCAGAAAATAAAATCCGATGCGGAAGCGCGCCATGTCCTCGAATCCGATATCCATTATATTCTTAAGAACTGGAAAAAACTCCGCTTTGGAGTTCCGGGTGCAACAATGGGAAGACTCATGGAACTTATCGGCATCACGAATCCTTGGGGAGACCATGGCGAAGCATATCACTATTATGTGAACGCATTGGCAACAGCCAGATTGCTTGATGCTGCACTCTTGACCGGCGATATTGTGAAGTTGAATAAAAGACTCAAACAATTAGGAAGACCGGAGGTGGCGGGGGAAGTGGTTGGGGGGGTGAGGAAAAAGTTTTAATTTTGAATTTTGAATTTTAAGTTATCCATTACAAAAGAAGGGCTGGGTGACTTTATGGTGTTTCTGTAATGCCGGACATACAGCATCGTGAGCCAATCGTCATCGCCGCAGGGGATTCTCTGATTTTCAGGCGCCGGCTCCCCGAGTTCCCCGCCGCCGCCGGTTGGTCGCTCACTTACTCGCTGTTCGCCAGCAACGGCCAAGCCACCGATGTTTCCATTGACAGCACACCCGTCACCGGCACCGTCTATGATTATTTGATGACAGAGAACAATTTCGCCGCCACACTGCCCGCCGGCATTTATGTCCTCGTTGGCTATGCCGAAAATAACAACGGCGAAAAACACCAGATTTATCGCGCGAACCTGACCTTGACGGAAAATCTTTCAGCCGGCAAACCCGTCAAGAATCTGCTCTGGTTCGAGCAGCAAATGGTGAACGATTTGCAGGAGAGCCTGCGCCGCAGTGTCAGGAATGAATTGCAGGAAACGGATGTGCAGCGCGTCCGTATTTTGCGCAAGCGAACAGTCGAAATCCGAACGGAACTGGCGTTCTGGGAGGAACGGCTGCATCATCGCCAGCAAATGGAGCAGATGCGCAATACCGGGCGCAACCCGAATAGCATCGGGATGCTGCTGGGCGGGGGATGGTAAATAAATGGTTGAGAGTTGGAAAATGGTTGAGAGTTGGAAAATGGTTGAGAGTTGGAAAATGGTTGAGAGTTGGAAAATGGTTGAGAGTTGAAAGTTGAAGGTTGAAAGTTAAACACGAAGACACGAATAATTTATGAAAATCACTTGCACGACATCAAAAGAAGTCCAGGGCGTGAAAACCGATAAAACCGCCTCGGTCGAGTTGCCCGATAATGCCTTTGAAAAACCCAAGGACGCAACCGAGGAACAAATTACGGTCACGGATTTCATCAAGTCGGTTTTTGACGGATTGAAATGATGAAATGGTTTAGGGATGAAGGTAGGCGCAACCTTAAGGTTGCGGTTACGGGTTGAGAGTTGAATATGGATAAAATTTGAAATGAAGCTTTTACTGCATAACGGCGCTCGAGCGGTTGCGCGGCCTGATACTGGACGGCTCGGCGAGTCGTCCCTACCTATTGAATGGCAGGGCGCATTGCGGCCGGATGTGACACAGGGCGAGATCGAACGCGCTAATAATCAGATTCAGCGTTTCGCGCGGCTCCATGAGCAGATGCGCACGTTATTCGATTCCAATGACCGGATGCAGCGCAGTTACGACAGCTCGACCACCACCCAGTTCAATGCGGACATGAGGGGTACGTTCGGCAGCGCCAATGCCGAAATAATGACGAGCGATTATTCGACGCGCGCGCGCTCCCGCACCATCGCCAAGGACACACCCCAGGGCAAAGCCGTCATCCGCACGTTCCAAAACAATGTCGTGGGCGATGACCCGTTCAAGCTCGACATGCGGTTCGGCACTTGGACGAAGAAAAAAAATGCCGTGAGCGGCCAGTCCGAACGCCAGTTCGTCGAGGACGAAGAGGTCAATGCCGCCATCGAGGCTGAATGGGAAATTGCCGGCCAGCCGGAAAATTTCACGGTTAAAATGAACATGAGCCGGATGGAGGCGGAACGCATCATGGAGGCCAGTGCTGTGCGCGATGGATTCATTTTAATGCGCCATCAGCGCGGCTTCCCACGCAATCCCTTCAGGTACGCCGTGGAACTACTCGAGTGCGACCGTCTTCAGAGCGCTTTCATGGGAAAATCCGATACCGGAAATCCCATCCGGTTCAGCATCGAGTATGACAAACAATGGAATTATCCGGTGGCTTACTGGATTTTGACGCGGCACCCGGGCGACATCTTCGGACAGTCCACCATGGCCGGCTCGGTCGCCGGCGGCAATGGCTATGGCGGATCAGACAGCCAGGGACAATTGTTCCGAGAGCGCATTGACGCCGGGGACATCGTGATGTTCAATAATCTCCGCGACCGGGCGGAACAAGATATCGGATTTACCGAACTCGACGCCAGTGTGCAATCGCTCTGGCGGCTGTTCCAATACGAAAAGGCGCTCACCTACGCGGCCATTGCGAGTTGCATGAAGCCGTTCTGGATCAAAAAGAATTTCCCGACCGGGATGCAGTTTACCACGGAGGAGATTGAAACCTTCCTCAAGAACGCCAATGTGGGCACCGAAGGCGGCGCGGGCGCGGCGGCGGACGGCGCGCCGGGCAACAGCGGGGCGACCTCGCGCCAGCAACGCATCGCCCAGCGCGTCAGCGCGGATGTGCCGGGATCCACCCTCGACCTACCTTGGGGTCTGGAATTGATGCAGACCGACCCGAAGTTCCCCATCGAAGCGGCCCACGAATTTCGGCAGGATAATCAGCGCGACATCGCCGTGGCCACCGGCACGTCGTATCAGGACGTTTCCGGCGATTTCCAGAACCTCGGCTTTGCCGCGGCGCTCATGTGCCAGACGCCCAAGCAGGATTATTGCAAAATACGGCAGCGGAATTTCATTGATTGCGCCGTGCGCCCCGTGTTCAGAGAATGGCTGCGCGCAACGATTTTATCCGGCCGGTTCGATGAAAAATATCCCGATATCGTCGTCTCCATCACGAAGATCGAGGATTATGTGCAGGCGGCCAAGTTCAAAGGCAAACGCTGGGCTTTCGTCAATCCGCTCGTGCAGGCGCAGACGCTCATCATTATGATGGAGGCCGAAATCCTCTCGCCGCAACAGGTGCAGGATCAGTTGCCCGATGGCGTCAGCATCGAGACTCTTTACACGCTCATCGCCGAGGCCAAGGCCGAACACACAAAACACGGATTGGATGTCGAGGATGCTTCAAACATGGACGTGACACGACCCACCATCAGCAAGGGCGAACCAGGCGAAATCAGGCCCGCCCCGAAGGAATTAGGCGCTGGCGGTGCTGCGCAACCCATTCCCGCACGCCGACCGGCCAATCCTGTCAGAAGCCAATTGGGCCGCAACCTGGACACCTCGGATTCCGTGCTCTATCTCGTCCGGCACGGTGAGACTCAGTTGAATGCGGACGGCATGACTCGCGGCTGGGCCAACCCGCCTCTGAATGATGCCGGCCGGAAAGAGGCGGCCGATGCCGCCGACGAACTGGCGAACCGCGGCATCACCCTTATCGTCACATCCGACCTGACGCGCGCGGTTGAAACCGCCACCATTATCGGCGAGAAAATAAACGCGCAGGTCGTCGTTGATCCCGGATTGCGGCCGTGGGGATTCGGGCCGGAGATTGAAGGCAAAAATTCCGTTGAGGTCGCCCCGCAGATCGAGCATTACGCACGCAACCCCGATGAACGCCCCGCCGGCAGTTATCCCGATGGGCAATTGCCCGAGACATTCAATCAATACCGTAAGCGGATTTTCACGGCCATTGAGAAAATCCAGAACACATATCCGTCCGGTGCCACTGCCATCGTCACCCATTACCGCACGTTCAAGGCGCTGGAATCACGCACGGAAGGCCATGATGTGGACGTGGACACGTTCATCGCGCGCGCACCGGACAATCCCGGGTCGGTCTATGTGCTCGAAAATGGGGAGCTGTCGGAGAAGCTACCTGAGAAATCCAGCCCCGAAAGCGTTCGGGGTTCAAGCCGGAAAAGAAAACCGCGTGGCATCTCGAAACAGACGATGGCGCTGATACAAGGGCAAGGGGATGGGAAATCGTAGTTTTTAGTTTTTAATTTTTAATTTTAAGTTTAACCACAAAGACACGAAGAACACGAAGTTATGAAAGATCACATTGCCAAAACCATTGCCGACCTGAAATCCGAACGTGCCAAGCTGGACGAAATCATCGCCACGCTTGAACGGTATGGCGCCGCCACAAGTGATGCGCCGGAAGTAGCCGTTCCCGCCGAACGGCTCGGCGAGCCGTTCTTATCTAAAACAAGAAAATACACCCGCCGCGCGGTAAGGCCGATTTCTACAACAGCCACACGCAACCTGAAGGTTGCGGCTACAAAAGTTACGGGTATGGATTTGGACAAGCCGACCACGGTTGGCGGGGCAATGAAGTTGATCTGCAAGGCGTACGTCAAAAAATCCTTTACGATGCAGGATGTGATCGCGGCACTCGAAGCGGACAAGGATTACAATAAATTCTATCAGGAATCAAGCGGTGTCTCGACGGTCTATGCGAATCTGGCTTATTGGAGCAAGACCGGAAAATTGGAAAAGATCGGCGAAGGCGCGGATGCGACCTATAAGGTTTTGGATTTGGATTTTTAAGAATTTACCGCAATATCGCGGTGAAAAAAAAAGGAAATATGGTAAAAAATACAACACAAAAAACCACGGTCACGAAAACCCCCGCCGCAACGACCGGCACCGAACACATCGTTGCGCCCGCCAAGTCGGTGGTCGGTGAACAAACGATAACTCACCCGGTCAGCAAGCCGATCCCGGGCGCTACGAAAACCGTAGCCGAGACGAAGTAATCTCTCACGGACTCACAGCCACACAGCAAGTTGCTGTGTGGCCTAACACGGATGAATTTGGCGGGGGCGTGCATGTCAGGCGCGGAATACTTTTTCCAGCCCCAAGTGTGCGCCCTACGCCGCTTCTGAAGGAGTTGAAGGTTGAAAGTTGAGGGTTGAGAGAAGGAAAATGCCACCTCACCCCTTCCCTCTCCCCCCAAGGCGGAGAGGGAGAAGATGGTAAAGTTGAAGGGCTGGGTGACTTCATGGCGTTTTCGTATGCCAGTGAAACATTCCCGCGCCGCTTCCCACGCCGTCCATCTCTATCGTTACGCCAAGGTGGATCCCACCAGCGGCGATGAAAAGGAACGCACGTTCCAAGTCGCTTTCTCTTCCGAACATCCCGTCCCGCGCAAGGCCAATGACTTGGATGTCGAACTCGGCGCCTGTTCACGGAAGGGTGAGAAATACCTGGAAGTCTTGAGCCATGCCGCCGGTGATTATGATATCTCGCCCATGAACAATTCCGGCGCCCTGCTCGACGAGCACCAGGAACAATTCCATTTGGGCAACATCAAACACGCCGAAGTCTCCACCGACTTGTTGGGTCGCGCCATGATCTGGTATGACGGTATCACCGACCTTTCCAAAACCCGCGCCGAACAGATGCGCTCCGGGTCGCGGCCGCATGTCTCTTTTGGCTATTTCCATACCCGCTTTTTGGGCGACATGAAGTTGCCCGATGGCCGCTCCGCAAAACGGTTCGCGTGGCTCGGAGATGAAATTTCCAGCGTGTCCAGTCCCGCCGATCCCAAAGCCGGCAAACACCGCAGCGCCGGCGATCTGCCGCATTGCCTTCATTGCGGCCAGGAATTTGATGATGACGATCTGGACAAGGACGGCCGCTGCGCCGATTGCGGGCCGGTCGCGCGCGCGCTCAAAGACCGCATTATCCGCGCCGCTGACAAGGACGTTTCCGCCAATGACCTCGGAACCAAAGTGGCCACTGCCGCGGAGCAGGATGATCGCTTCACCGGCAGGGACGACAAAGGCACACGCACCGGCTGGGTGCAAGTCCAGGACTTGACCCATGACGGCACGAACTGGTCGGCCACTCTTAATTGCTCCAAGGACGGTAAAAAATACGAGGTGCCCGTCGCCGTTGCCGATGATGGCGCGGTCAAACTCGGCGCCGAAAAACGCAGCGAAGTTGACTTGAATAAATTTGTATCCGAACCCGGACCAGAAAAGAAAAACAATTTACGAACCAAGCCTATGGAACTCGACGAAAAATCAATTCGTGCCAACGAACGCGCTACCGCCGTGGCTGAACTCACTCCCGAGATTCAAAAAACCACGCGCGCCACTGTCGTTGCGGAATTCCAAACTCAAAGCGCCGCCCAGAAAACCAAGCGCACCACCCTTCGTAACGAGCTTCATCCGCTGGCGGATGCCTTTATCAAGGACCACGGCACCAAATGGGTTGGCGACACCGGCAATGTCCAGGTCTTGGGTGAGCGCATCCGCGCTCTCGAGCAGGAAGCCTATGACGCGCCGGAAGATCATACCCTCCCGGAAATCCGCACCGATTTCAAAGTCAAGGTTCAAGACCTCATCTCCCGGTCCCGTGCTCCCAAAAAACAGGAGGAAGCCGCCATGCTGCCGGATAAATTGGCCAGCCGTTGCTCGCTGGGTAATGTTTTCAGAGCGGCCAGTGAAGCCTCTCAAAAAGGAAATCGCAGCTCTTGTTTCATACCCACAAGTGGTGCTGAAAAAGAGGCGAATGATGAACTTCGTCGCGCTGCCGCCGACTTCCCGGGCGGTTTGAACATTTTCGGCGAAGGCGGACTGCATTTGCCCATGAACATGCCGTCCGGCCTGTTCCGCAAGGACGGCCGCAGCGGACGCATGACCCGCGATGCCCTGGCCACTGATTTCCCGACCGCCGGCGCCTTGATTACACCCCAGTTTATCTGGCCCATGATTGATTTGCTCCGCAACATGCCCGCGCTTTCCCGTCTTGGCATGGTCTGGTTGAGTGGTGTGGTTGGCAATCTCGTTCTACCCCGACAGGAAGCTGCCACCATCGCACAATGGCTTCCTGAAGGTGCACAATTGACAGCTTACGACCAGGTGCTCGGCCAGATCAAGATGTCACCGCACCGCGTCGGCAGCCGCCAGAATTATTCACGGCTTGCACTCATTCAAACCACCCCCGATTTCGAGGCCATGGTCATACGCGACCACATGGCCGTCATCGCCCTCGCCATTGATGAAGCGGGAATCAACGGCCAAGGCGCCGCCGACCAGCCGCTGGGCATCCTGAACCAGCCCGGCATCGGTTCGGTTGCCTTTGGCGGCGCGGCTGCCACTGCTTATGCCCGAATGGTGGCCATGGAAACCGCCATCCGTAAATCCAACATTTACGATCCGGTTTCGTTCCTCTCCACCAGTGTCGTGCGCGGCACGTTGCGCGTCACGCCCGCCACTCTCACCGGTTCAACCGTTGTCAGCGGCTCAACCAACTCCGTCTGGACGACCGAGAACGGCGAGGAAAATGTCATCGGCCGGCCCGCCGTGGACAGCCAACAAGTGCCCGGCGATATTATGATCGCCATTGCCGCCAATCATCTCATTGGTGCACAATGGGGCGGACTGGCCGTGGTGCTCGATACTTTGTCACGCGCGGATTTCGACGAATATAAACTGTCCATCAACACTTATGTGGACTTTGCACTGCGCCACCCGCAGGCCGTCTGCCGCAGCGCGGATTCTCTGGCTGTACTCACTTAAACAATTTGACGAATACGCAACCTCAAGGTTGCGGTTACATAAATACGAATTTTAACGAACAAAAAACTATGAAATTCAACAAATGGTTTGTCGGACTCGCAACCTCCGCCGCAGTCATGTTGGCCTGCTCCGCGCGCGCCGTAATCGGTTTTGATGCGTTCGCCAATACGCGCACCGCCGTTCTGGTTGCCCCCACCAACTTCGCCGCCGGCACCGCTTTCTCGAACGCCCCCATTGACCATATCGGTTTGATTGGCCGCGGTGTTGTGACCATCTTTTCCGGCAAAGGCGCGGCCAATCCCACCGGCACGCTCACCGCACAAGTGGTGACATCGCCCGATATGACGAATTGGTTCGTTCTCACCAATTTCGCCCTCATCACCACCCCCACCGCCTTTCCTATTACCAACGGCTTTTATGGCGGAACAAATCTGGCCACGACCAACAATATCCTTCTGCCCGGCACCGTCACCACACCCGTTGGCAGCACTGCGGGTTGGGTCACTCCTTATCTGGCTCCCTTGGCATTCACCAATGGTGGTCCCGTTACCATCACCACGCCCGGAGTTTATCAATTGGCGTTCAACTTGGACGACCAGTATCGCTATATTGGCATCCAGTTCGTCCCGTCTGCCACCAGCGGCACGAACTTTGTCGGGAGCGCCACTTTGACCGCGCCGAACATTTATTGACCCATTTCAAACCAAACACCACAACCGTTTACAAAAACTATGAAACTCGTCGCTTGCAAAAATTTCGCCAATGTTCCCTCATTGGGCTTGAAAGTGAATCCCGAAGACGTTGGCTTCGTGCACCCACTCCATGTCCATAAGGGCTATCGCTTTGATATCGGCACCGGCAAGATTTACGGCGATTCCAAGACCCAAACCGATCTGACCCAGCCCGAACGCACCCTCATCGCCCAACTAATCGTCTCGAAGAGCGCCGTCATTGATGACGGCTCTTCCGAGAGCAAGGCCGTCATCGCCCGGATTGATGCCGAAGTGGCTGTGGAACGCAAAGCTGATGCCGCCGCCGCCAAGGTCCTCAGCCAGCCTGAAATGATTGCGGCCGCCGTCGCCAGTGCCCTGACTCCCTATTTCAAGGGCGGTAAATTGAAGCCCGCGGCGGATGCTGAAATCAGTTGATCGCAGATTTGATTTTCTCAACCCAGCTCCTGTTCGCAGGGGCTGGTTTTTTTTTGACTCAGGAAACTTAATGAGAACCTTGACCTTATGAAACGAACCATTCCAGCACTCGCCCTGTTGATCGGGATTTTTTTCCTGACACTTCCCGCCACCGCCCAATTCGGTTTGGATCAGTTTGCCGTGCCGCGTCCCATTGTCCTGGCATCGCCGCAATCTCTGACGACCGCATTGACCACCAACGGGCCGATTGATACCCATGGTTATATCGGCGTGGGCACCGTGTTATTGACCAGCTCCACCAATCCTTATCCCGCCGCCGTCACCAACCTGTCCGGCCTGTTGCCTCTGACGACCATCGGCATCACCAATCTACCCGCCACAGGCAATACCCTCACCATCACTCTGGATGCCACCAACCAGGTCTTTATCTGGACGAATAATACTACGGTAGGCCCCGTAATGGTCCGCATCGGCGCCAGCACCGCCGTTTCCGCCACGAACCTTAACACCGTCCTTACCACCGGTGGTTATACCGTCGCCCAAGCCAGCCCGACCGTTCTTTTACTCACCGGCTCGACCAATGACACGTTGCTGACCGCCATCAATTCGCTCGGCTGGGGCACCAACCAGAATACCACGATTTATTCCGTCACCAATGTTGTGACCGCAGGCGCCGGCACACTCACAGCGACTCTTGAAGTTTCAAGCAATACCACGGATTGGACCGCCCTCAATAATTACGCCGAGGGTGTTCCGACAATTCTTGTGCGCACTAATCTTTCATCCGGCTCCGCAGTCCTGGCGACCAACCTATCCCTTGTGCCCGGCGTTCTGACGGTGCCCAATGCCGCCCTCTACGGTTATGCCACGCCGGTTCTGGCGCCGGCGTTGTTCAATAATTCCGGCGCAATCACCATGGGCGGCTTGAATGTCACGGAAATTGCCTATCAAGTGTCGCCAACACTCGGTTATCTGCACGTCATCTGGACGGCCACCGGTCCCCTCACCACCAATGCCGCCGTTTCTGCCACGTTCAACGGAGTCAAAAGCCAGTAATATGATTCGACTCTCCGCCATCCTGTTATGCTTTACAGCGTCCCTCTATGCCGCTGATCCCATCCTGCCCGACCCGAAATTAACCCCCGGCGATGTGCTCACGAACGTCACCGTCGAGCAAATCACACAGAAAGGCTACGCCAATGTCATCAATGGCGGCGACCGGGATGTGCCGGAAAGTGAGAAACGCCAAGTCTTCATCGAATACTTCAGTGCCGTTCCCACCAACCATGGCCAATACGAGGTTGACCACCTGATTTCACTCGAGCTGGGCGGCAGCAATGATCCTAAAAATCTCTGGCCGCAGAGTTATGTCACCCTGCCGTTCAATGCCCACGTCAAGGACAAGCTCGAGGACAGGATGGCCGCTCTGGTCCGGCAAGACCTCGCCAATAACGGACATGATTCGGCTACTGCGCTGCTCAAACAGTTCCAGACAGAGATCGCCACCAACTGGATCGTGGCCTATCATAAATACGTCTCAACCAATCCGTGAACCCCTTTGACGCCCATGCCGAATCGCTCGCCCAGCTCCAGGAAGAACTGGGCACGCCCATCAATGGCAAGGCCGGCGGACAGATCATTTATCCCGCGCCCGGCGGCAAGGTGCTCGCCGCCATCGTCGGCGTGTTCGAGGCGCAGCAACGGTTGCGACCCGATGGCACCGGCTTTTCACCCTTCGTGAGCGGCACCGTATGGCTCCTGAAATCCTTGTGCGATCCGAACTGGACGTTCAAGAGCGGACAGTTTATGACCGTGACCGCCCCTGGCGGCGCCGCGCGCAACTGCAAAATCTTCACCGTCGAGGATAAATTCACCTTCTGGCAGATCGCCGTGGATGACCAAAGCCAGGCGGCGTGACGAAATGGTTGAGAGTTGAGGGTTGAATGTTGAGAGCCTGAATTTTCCCACCAGGTAGGTACGCATCGGCGATGCGTACGAATTCCCCACCAACTTTTCCCACCAAATCGCGCCGTTCAACCTTCAACTTTCAACTCTCAACCTTCAACCGTTTATCACGCCTTTCCCGCCGCCCGCCGCTTCCGCATCAACGCCGCCTGCTGCGGCCGGATCACATCCCGGCACCCCTCACAATGACCATACGGCTTGCCTGTGCGCTTGTTGAAATCGCGCGGATCCCCACAGATGGGGCAGTTTCCCACCTCACGCTGCCGCGCCGCCCAATTCGCCTGCGGCGACCTCTTCTCGACTTGTTTTCTTTTTTTCATTTAATAGTTGAATGTTGAATGTTGAATGTTGAGCGTTTTAGGTCTTTCAACCCTCAACCCCTCAACCCTCATCTAATACTTCACCAGCCAGCTTGTCGCCGTGTCCCGACACACCCTCGGCTCCCTGATTTTCCCACCCGCCGTCAACCCGAACCCCTCCACCTTGATGATCGAACCCACCCGCACACGGTCGCATTTCCCACCGAGCAACGGCACCGACCCGCAATCACTGACGTGAATGTCAGGCCCTATTTTCCCACTCGGCGCGTAATCATGCAAAATCCCAATTTTTACCGATTGCGTCCCGCCGTTGAATCCCGTCACCACGCAATAAAACGTCTGCAACCGCTTGCAGGCCCACATTGGCGCGCCCCACGGCGCATCCCACGCCTTTGCCACCACCCCTTCGCCGCCGTCCGCCAGAACCGCCTCCAGGAATTCACCGCCATTTCCCATTTCCGCCAATATAATGGTAGGGCGCGATGTCCCTATCGCGCCGTCAGTCCCTCCAAAACACGCGCTCAACGCGCACAGTTGCGCCCAGCGCTCGCGCAACGGCCTCTCCCGCATGTCCACGCCACCCAGCGCCAATAAGTCAAAGGCGGCATCGAAGCACGATTTCCCACCAGGTAGGGACGCATCGCCGATGCGGCCGAGCATTTTCAAGTCCCTTGGCGTAAAACTTCCCCCCGATTTCCAGCGCATCCGCTCAACCGCCAGCACCGCTGAAATTCCCACCACCGGCGCGAACTCACGCACCGCAAACTCGCCATCATACTTGCGCGTGAATTGGAAATTCCCACCACCGCGCCAGGCCAATCCCTCCGCCAGCGACACCATGATCTTCGGAGGCTTCTGGATTCTGACTTCTGGATTCTGACTTCTGGATTCAGTTTTCATAATTTTCCCACCACCATTTAACCATTTAACCATTTAACAATTCACGAACCCATTTTCCCACCGTCAATATATTAGGCGACTATCCCCTGACGGCAAGTAGCCGCCAAACAATCCTAACCCATCCGCGCCCGAAAGATGAAGTCCAGACAGGCCGCGTCGTCAGGGAATTGAGCGTCAAAATCCTTGAAATTATACGCGCTCATTTTGACCTTTCGGCGGGTAGCTTGATGATTTGTCACACTCTTGCTGCATCCACTCCGCGAGCGTCTGATTGTGGAGTCGCGCCGTGCGGACATACCAGCCTTTGCGAGCCAGCGTTACCCGCAAGTGAATGTGGCCAGTGGCCGCCACGCCGTCTGTCAGGGGGCGGCCAACTGGATTGGTCGTTTTGGGCAAGTCGCTCATGTTATTCGATTTCCTTGTATGATTTCACGTCGGACATCTTCATGCCCAATTTCCCCACGGCCTGCTCGATTGTTTTGCCCTCGGAAAAGTCCGTGAAATTTTGGTTGAACTCAATCCAAAATGTCATGGTGTCTCGGTCTTGGTTGAGTGCGCGGCAACAGGCCGTTCCTACCCGGTGGATTTGGTTTTCGATTGACATAAATTTACTCCATTTCGGCGAGCAATTGAGAGGCCAAGCACATCGTGGACGGGTCGTCACCGTGATCGGTCTCAAGGCTCCGAGCGTTTCGGAGCGCCTCAACACATGCCGCGAGGTCTCCATCCGCTGCCGCCATGGAAGCCTCCTCAAGCACCTCGTCAATCTCGTCCATGTCGCGGCGGATACGCCTAGCCAAGGCCACCAGCCCCTCGCATTCATCCCACGACAGCTTGCCCTCGCCGTGCAGCATCAGGATGGCGTAATCATCGGTTTTTTCCGCGCAATGATTGATTTCCCTAACCTGCTCAAGGATGGACTCGATTTCGTCGGCCAAGGCGTCGCTCATGTCTTGCAGCCCCTCTTTTGAATCATCCTCGCTGCGCAGATAATCTATCCACGCCTGTATGTCCTCCTCGTCGCCTCGCGCCAGCGCGTCTGCGAGATCGTTAGGCTTGTCGTCGCAGCCGCCGAAATCGCCTTCGGACGGTCTATCCAGCGCGGCAAGCTGCTCTGTGCGCCATGTGCCAGAGTCGTTGCCGGCGTCCATCCAATCATAGTCCACGGCCTGCACGCAGATGTCGCCGTGCTCCTCGGTGCTGATGTGCGCGCCATAGCAGCTATACATTTCCGCCCCATCATCATGCGACACGTTGGGATTTTCGTGGAGTTTGAGCGTTTTGGAATCAAGGTCAATTTTCATAATTTTGCCTGTGTTATTTTCACTTCCCGGTTTCGCCGGGGCGATTGTCACTCTCTTGTGACTATGGACACGATACCCGATGGACTTGATTTTGTCAATCCTAACACAGTATATTTATTTAACAAAAAGCATCAGCAAAATTGAACCATGGCACGCTCTATGCTTTGGGCAATGGACACCCCATTTCTTATTTAGTCTTGCGGATATGGGTCGAGTCCCGCTTCAATTGCTTCGGCTTCGGCGTTGGCTGCGGCGAGCGAAAGGGTGCCGGTCTGCTGGTAGTGACTGACGCCATCCGCAGCATAGCCGGCACAATACCATCCGCCACCGTGCCAATATACGCCGACTTTTGCGCCTCGGAACGGTTTCTCATTTTTCGCGGTCGCCGGGGTTTGCGGTTTAATTCCAAGCGGTGTCATTCCCGCCATTGCTTCAATTTGTGGTGTTTTCATATTTTTTGGTTGTTGAATTTTGCGGGGTCAGTAATCGTGCTGGCATTGGGCACAATCACTGGAGCGCGGATGCCCCTCAATGCTACCGCAGGAGCAGCCAGTCCATCCAGTGCGGCGCATCCGCTCATTGGTGCGCTGGCCAATAGTCGCATAGCTGCCATATCGGCTCGCGCCGCCGGAGTATGCTTGTTTCGGGCCTGCTCCCGCTACGATTTTGCGGGCTTCATCGGCTTTTTCGGGGGCAACCATCCATGCTTTTTCGTCGCCATTCCAGCGCGCTCCAATGGCTTTGAGCTGCTCTTTTACGGGGTAGGTATTTCCGGTGATTGCTACCAGATTTTCTGTCGTTGTCATAATTTTGCCTGTGTTATTTTCACTTCCCGGTTTCGCCGGGGCGATGTCAACGTCTCATTGACTATGGACACGATACCCGATGGATGGATTTTGTCAATCCTAACACAGTATATTTATTTAACAAAAAGCATCAGCAAAATTGAACCATGGCACGCGCAATGCTTCAATCCTAACCCATCCACGCCCTTTGTCAATCCTAACACAGTATATTTATTTAACAAAAAGCATCAGCAAAATTGAACCATGGCACGCGCAATGCTTCAATAAGGATTCTTTTTGCCAAAATCGTCCCGAAGGTAGTTACCGAACACCTACAATCAGGCGTGAATGCAGTGCGAAAAGCGTGTTACACAATTTTTAGGGTGATGAAAAACCAATAAAATCAACGGTTTAATGATTGCTTTTCACTAAATTTGGATACGAACAGAAAAATAAGTGTGGTTTTGTTCAATGTTTACAATGGGTTTGTGATGGTTCGGTGAAATTAAAAGCGTGAAACATGGTGATGATTTTGAGCAAAATTCGATTTGAAAAAAAGCAGTGCGATTTATTGAAAAAGGTTGTTGACTGGAAAATAAGTTTGTGTAGAATGGCTGCGCCGATTGGAAACCGGCACAAGTAGCGATGAACCAAAATCATCCAATCAACCGAAATCTCAGTGCGTCTGCGGCTGCTCCGATGGGTTCACTTCACGTCCGTAAGGATGGCGTCGCTACGCCCGTTTCCACGGCCGCCGGCGCACTGAGATTTTGGAACGGCTTATCGTGAATAAAAATTGAATATGGGATGGATATCACAAAGAGCAAGAGTGAGGGGAACATCTCTCTATGACGAAGGCCCAAAGCGCAAAGGGCCGCTCCGTAAAATCGTTGAGCGCGTTTTTGTCGGCACAACTGATTTTTTCGGGAATGATGTGGGATGGCTTGAATGCGGACACTTTTGCGAACGGATGTATGGAAACCAAAGAGCAATCTGCACGAAATGTAAGTTAGGTGCTCCAAAAGATGCGCGCGGCAAGGATGGATGGCCGAAATCCACCAAACGGCGCGTGAAGAAATAGGTTCTCAAATTTATGGCGACATTCAAATTGTGCGACGGATCGGTGCAGAAGATGGCCAATTCCATCCTCTGCGAGTTTGAACCTCACAAGCCCCTGCTCCAACACCGGGTCAAAATCGAATTCATTTTCGCCTACGCCTCGGTCAACGAGAAGAGTGCCAAGATCAGCAACGCCATCACCCGTAACGGTGTCCGGTGCCTGGGCATCTCCAGGATCATTCCGACGAAGGACCGGATCGCCGGGCGCGGCGATGCCGAGGTGACGTTGGACGGCGATTGGTGGAAAGACGCCAATAACCAAAAGCGTCGCGCGTTGCTGGACCATGAACTTCATCATGTGGCCATACAGCTCAAGGGCGGATTGCCCGTGACCGATGACGCGGGCCGTCCCAAGCTGACCATGCGGAGACATGATTACGATTTCGGCTGGTTCACGATCATCGCCCAGCGTCATGGGAATTTCAGCATCGAGGTGGAACAGGCCAATAGAATTCTCATGGAACAGGGTGAATTTTATTTTCCGAAATTAAACCGGAAGCAATCCAACAAAGGTTGAACCGTTAAGACGATAGGATGAATGAGAATGTTCCATCGCTGGAGAGTAGCAATACCATCTCTTCAGGAGTTGCGGCCGGATGTGAGGCAGAACCCGTTCAAGTTCATCCAGCGATGGTCACATGCCTTGATTGTGGCGTTGAACATCAGGCGGACAAGGAATGTTGGATTTGTGGGCCGGTGTCCCGAGCGTTTGTCAACTTCCGTAAAAATAAACGCGAATATGCCATGACAATGTCGGCAAGCCGCGAAGAAGGATAAATGCCAAACCCATTTTTAATGCGGGATTGGACGGACAGCATACCGGTCAACGATCTGGATGCCCTGGCCGAGCGATTTTTTTGCAGGTTGATGATGAAGGCTGATGATTACGGAAGATTCCATGCGGAACCGCGTTTGCTGAAGTCCGCCCTCTTCCCTCTGTTGGCTCAAATACGCGACACCGACATACCCCGCTGGATCGCTGCGTGCGAGAAGGCCGGATTGGTTCGTTGTTACGTTGCGGCCAATGGCCGGAAATTCATTGAGGTGCTGAGGTTCGGGCAGCGGCGAAAGTGGATGAAGTCCGAGCATCCACCTCCTGAAGAACAACAAATTCTCCTGCTCCAAAAATCTGATGAAAATAAATATAGAAGTAGAAGAGGGGTAGAAGAGAAGGCGAAGCAGGACGCTTCGCCCCCCCTTTCCATAATGATAAGAGCAGAAAAGGCATTAGACCGCGTGGAGTCCAGGATGAAACAAATCCGGGTGTTGAAACCTGCCAATGGATGGGAGGCTGGCAGCGGTTTGCTTGCTGAATTGAAACTGCTCAAGGCGGAGCGAATAAAACTTTTGGATAAACTGGGGTTTCCAGCGTGAAAACGGATGAATAAACCACATGTATTTGGTAGAATATCGTCCGGGGCCACGCCATTTGAGCGCGTGGCGGCTGGCGCCGGCAGTGCTGCGGACTGGGAACTTGTCGAGCAACAAAATCGGCAGCATCAGCAATGGCTCAAATCAAAGGCTGGCAAGAGATGGTTAAAATCTCAACGGCGGGAATTAAAGGCGTGAACAACAGCCACCTTTGACTGAGGGGAGTTTTTGCCCATGCTTCGTTCTGAACTACGCAGGGTAAATTTATGATTTCAGGGCTTTCAGTGACGATTGATGCGAGCGGACTTAATGCCGCCATCGCCGCGGCCCAGGTCTATTCCAAACGCACGCCGGCTGTCGCCGTCAACACCGCCGCCTACGTTGTTGCCAAGTTCGCATGGTCGAAAATGCCGGTGACGAACATCGGACGGATTGATTCAGAGTTGGGAGTGATCGTTACGCCAATTGTTCCGACTATGGGAGTGCGCAAGGGGTCAACAAATATCACCATGTCATGGGGAATTCGCGGCGAGAGTTCACCAAGATCACTGGCCATGATGATTGCGATTGCACGGATGCACCCTGGTTCAAAATATAGCCAGCTTACGGGAAATTACTGGCCTGTGGAGAAACCAGCTACAAAAGGCGTGATTGCTTTTTTGAATTTCATGGAGCAGGTAGCCGAACGTATGGTGAAGGCGAGGCATAGTTCGACGCATTTCATACAATCGTGCTGGATCCCGGCCATCCGCGACATGGAGCCGTTTGCGGACCGCAGCGCGGTGCGTGGGCGTGCGGCGGCGGCGGGACCGCGCGGCAGTGATAAATTCGTTCCTGATTCTGGGTCGGGTGTGCCGGCGACCGAGGGCGCGATTTATGCCGTGGCCGAAATCACGAATGCGGCCGGCGTTAAGGGTCACAACGATGTGTTGGACCGGAAGCATAACGAGGCGTTGTGGCTTTATGGCGGTCCGGCGTTGCAGGAGGCCATGGATGATGAGGCCCGCAACGTGATGGAGTATGTGAATGACCATGAGTTTGAAAGGGCGTTTGGGCCGTTGAGGGCGAAAGGGTTTGTGGTGAGTGTTTAACCACGAAGGCGCAACCTAAAGGTTTCGGTTACAAGGAAGATTTGACTGAAGGATGTTTCTGAATGGCGAATGTCATACCGAATGTCGGCTCGCAGATTGATCGCGCACTACGCGCGTTGTTCATCAAAAATGGCGCGGCACCCCAATCTACCAAAGGAAATGGCGGCATTTTCCTGACACTGGACGGCGGGGACCGGTCTAATCCGCTGCGCACGGTTTTTGCGCATGACGGCCAGGAGAGCGTCAAGTTCACCGGCAGCGAGGAATTCACGGTCTTGATCACCGATCAGTTCGACGCGGTGAACCAGCCGAGCCAGACCAACCTTGGATTCAATCGCGTGGCCATTGACGCACAGGTCGGCGCCATGATGTGGCTTATGATGCAATCGTCCAATGGTGTTGATTTGGACCAGACGGTCAAGGACATCACCGATGCCGGGCGCGCGCTGGCGGTTTTGAAGTCGGCCGGAGGCTTGGCGCCGGATGCGCAGTTCGCCGCCAATAATGCCGACATGGCGGATTTCACCTGCCTGTTTGTGGAGCCGGCCGGCCAGAAACGCGGGCATCCGGTCAACGATGAGCATGGCGGTATCGAGCGGACGTTCTGGGTGGAAGCGAGGTCGTTCAGGATCACGGCGGCGCCGAGTGCGATTGTTGGTTACTCGAATGATCCGAACCAGTAGCATCCGCAGATTACGCAGATTAACGCAGATTTTTTATGGAACTTAAAACAGCAAGACAAATGAACGCGCAGCTTACTGGAGAATCTGAATCTTTTCCAAGAGTTCCGGCTGGACGATCATTGCCTAACATCAGAGGAATAAACGTGGTTTATGGGATTCGAGAGCCGAAGCTGATTGTGGGCGCACCTGAAGGCCGACAGCGATTACGGATGCGAAATAATTCTCCCGCGAAGTTGTTTGTGCGGACCGCCGATGGAATACGGCAATTCGTTTTGCAGGATTTGGGTGACAGATGGTTTTGTTATTGTGAACAAGGACGCAACCTGAAGTTTGCGGTTACGGCTACAATGTCCACCTGAGAATTTATGAGTGAAATTGGTAAAAAGACAGAGACGGTAAAAACACAAAACGGACGCCCCGGCGGTGCGCCCTCGTCCGTTCGGACGGCTGGGCCAGCCGTCCCTACCTTACCTGCTTTGAATAAGAACTGGAACCTGCGGGATTTGCACCTGGCGCGCGCGGAGGCGATTGAGGCTGTCGCCGGGGCACAATCCACGCCGGATGAGGCCAAAGCCATCCTCAAGGCCATGGTGAACGCGCTGGATGCCAGCGTGACGCTGGTGCGTCTGGATGCCCATGGGTTTATGTCTCAAAAGGGGGATTTGATCAGTTTGCATTTGACGGTGGGGAAGTTGTAAAACAGAAGTCAGAAGCCAGAAGTCAGAATTTGAATGGTTGACTTGTGTGGATTTTTAGCTATGGCTGACGATAAAAAACCTGTTTCCACTGATTCTGTCCCGGAAAAAGATAATCGCGCTCCGCATGTTGCGGCCTGGCATGATGCCAAGAATGATGATGAACGCCGGGCGGCTGTGAAGAAGCACCCAAAGCTGGCCGATATTTATTCCGAGGCCGGAAAATTCCTGGCAGTTGTCATTTGCATTTTGGCCTTGGGTTTTGGATTTCAGGCGCAGGCGCAGGTCCAGTTGTTTGGGAATCTCTCGACCATCACCGGTACGGCCGCCTCTCCATTCACAACCAATAGCGCGGTTTGCGATACCAATACCGCCCGGGTTTCCATTGGGACCATTCAGCTTACCACCGGCGGATTGACGACAATTGGTTCGCTTGCAGGTTATGAGCAGATTTCACTGGATGGAACGAATTTTATCAATGTGGGTACTTATAATCCGACGAACACCTCCGCCGGGACCGTCACGATTCAACAAACGACCACCAACATTACCATCTATATCCGGTTACAGGCGGTCGTGACCAATGCTGTCAATATCGGCGCTAATTATACTCCTTACAAACCTTAAAAATTATGGCTACTCAAACCAAACGCGGCGTGGCACAGGTAACGGGTTGCCCGATCAGCTTTGATGTCATTGTTTATCCCTATCCGCAAAGCGTCAAGGCGTCGCACGAATTCGAGCTGGAGAAAGTCGCCGATGTCCAAGGCCAGGAGTGCGGTTGGTGGACACGGAATGAATCCATCAACGGCGACATCGCCATGAAGCTCGTGGGCGACACTTCGGCTCATGCGCAGGCTGCCGCGGCTTTTCTGGCGCCGCTCGCCGTGGTGACAATTAGTGCCTGCCAAGTTTCTTTATGGAACACGACTTGGGTGCTCGTCAACGGGAGCGACATTGATATTGCCAACACGAAGGTCGGGGACATGACGTTCAAGTTCAAACGGTTTGTGGATCCGACGCAGAACGCGCTGTTTGCGACGACGCCGGCTTGATGGTTGAGGGTTAGGGTTTGACCCGTGCTTCGCTGACAGCTTCGCAGGGCAGGAAGTTGAAGGCTGTCCGCAGATTGGTGCAGATTTTTTAACCACGAAGATACAAAGCGGCGCGATAGGGACATCGCGCCCTACCTTTTTTGTAGATTTGACTTACAACGGTTTTTGTGCATGAAATTTCCTTTTCCGATGCGGTATGTCCAACGCCGGTCGTGGTTTTGAAACTTCCGCTCCGGCCTTATTCACTTGGACATGAGGCTCTTCTGTGGCGTTTGCATAATCCTCTCCTGACGCTTACCTGGTCGCAGTTCAACGCACTTTCGTTGCAGCAGCAAATTCATGCCGTGCTTGATGCGGTCTGGATTTGTGCGAACACATGGAAACAAAACCAGGGTGAACCGTTCAGGCGATTGAAACTTAAAATCTGGCGCTGGCGGCTTGAGGGCGATAATTTTCCGCTGGGGATCGCCGAGTTTAGGAATTATCTCATCGCCGGACGGAAACTTCCCAATGGTCCCACTGAACACGCGCTCAACGTGCTTTATCCCAAAGACGAGGTTCGCGGGCGCGCGCCCGGGTCGGCATTGCTGGCGCAGTTTTATAGTTTTGCGTGTTCGCCGGCGATGGAGACACAGAGGGAGGAATTTGGAATCCACCTCTCCCCGTCCCTCTCCCCCAAAAATCGGCGGAGAGGGAGAATAAGCGTTTGGGACATGCCGTATTCAATGGTTGGGCACTTGTATTTCACGGCTATGGAGATGGAGGGGAACGCGCGCATCGAGAATGACCAGGAACACGAGGAACAGGCGGAGTTGGACAGGATTGAGAGGGAAATTGCGGAGGAAAAGAAAACCAAACACGGCGCGAAAGGGACTTCGCGCCCTACCAATTTAGCGACGCAAATACCAGAAGAACTTTTGAAAGATGGCGCGAAAGGGACTTCGCGCCCTACCACTGAATAAATATGCCAGCTTTGACGGCCATCATCGGTGCGAACGCCACGCAGTATAAAGCTGTGATGGGCGAGGTGGCGGCCATCTCTGAACGCTCGGCGGCGGCCACTCTTGCGGCGTTCAAGACGGTTGAAACCCAGTTGAAGGCGCAGATGCTCACGGTGGACACAGCCACCACCCAATGGGAGATGTATGCGTCGTCGCTGGCGTCCGTGCAGGCGGCCATGACGCGGACGAGCGTGGCATTGACCATGGGTGGCACGTTACCGGATCTTTCCACGGTTTTTGCGGCGGCTCCAAACTTGTCGGCGGAGGAAAAATACATCGGAGAATATAAACGGTTGCTGGAGGAAAAGGACGCGGCCATAAAAGCATCTCGGGTGGCGAATATAGCCACGGCGTTAAGTGTGGCATCAATGGGCGGCATGGCATCGTCCTTTGGGGCTGGCGGCGGGCCGGGTGGCGGGTTGAGCGGTATCATGCGTGAAGTTTTTGTGATTGGCCGTGAATTCCTGAAGGGGAATTGGTCGCGCATCCCAGGTTCTGTCGTTTTGCTGGCGCAATACATGGGTGTATTGGGCGTGATGATCAAAAGCACGGCGCAAGCTGCTATTTTCCATGCCGCGGCGGAAAATAAACTCTCGGCGAGCATGGCCAATACATTTTTAGCCGCCAATGCAAAGGCGCAGGCTTCAATGACCGCAGCGGAGGCAGAAAATTTTGACAATGCGGCGGCAAATGCTCTGGCAGAAGCCAATGAACGGGAGGCGGCAACGGCAGAAATGGCGATGCTGGCTCAGAATGAAAAGGCTCTGGCTGCGACCAATGCCGCCAAAGTAGAGTCGGCAGGTGCGATTACCAGCATTGGGCTATGGGGTTATGTGGCGGCGGCGGTGATTATGGTCGGCGTTGCAGCGTATTTAACGTGGCGACATTTCCGGGCGCTTGCTGTTGAGGCTAGGAACCTGGCTAATTTAATGAATCCGCTCAAGACAAGTATGAAATCGGCGACGGACGCTGAATTGGAAGCCGCCAAGGCGCATCAGGAATACCTGGACAAGATGAAAAAGATTTCATCGGAAACAGAATCATTCATCGAAATTATTGACAAGGAAATCAAGGCATTTAGCGCATTGTCGAAGGCACAGCAGGAATTGGCACGGGCGCGCGGGGCAAGCGGGGTTGAAATTGAACGGATGGAAGAGGCGGAACTGGCGGCCGAACTTGAGATGTTAAAAGCCGCCAAAGCGAATGCCGAGGTAAAAAGGGATGAAGCGAAGGCATCGGCGGATGCCGCACAGGCTGCGGTGGATCAATTTGACGTGGTGGATATGACTCAGAAAAAAGGCGTGGCCGAGAATGCAGGGCAAGTGTTGGAGGCCGTTCAACTAGCTGCGCAAACCGGCAATACGGGAGTTTGGCTGGATTTCTTCAAAAAAATTCAAACAGAAGGCGGCGGTGACAAGCCTATATCCACATTGGCACCAGCATTTAAGAATGCAGATTTTTTCAAAGGTATTGGATTAACAGGTACAGAGACTGTCAATCAAGCAGTTCAGAACTTCCCCATTTCCGGTGCAAAGGTTGGAGGTCAAGAACTACCAACGATGACTATTGGCGCAGCAGAGGCGGCTTACAAATCCGCCGAGACGGAGGCGATCAATTTGGAACGCCAATACAAAGGGTTGGGCGATGCGACGAGTGAAGCTGTTGATGTCTATAAAAAAGCCAATGGTGAAGTCCTAAAGTTTGGAGATCAAGTGGATGAAACAGCACAGGAACTTGGCATCAAACAGAAATATGGCAGGGAGATTGCCGCGCTGCAAAAGGGCGGTGGCGGCGGACGCACTGAGGCGACGGCGCGCGAGCGGGTGGGCGTGGGCGCACCTCAGGTTGCGCTGCTGAACGTGGCGCAGCAGCAGTTGAGCGCCACGCGCGAGACGAACAGGATTTTGCAGATCCACGCGCTGACCAGGGAAACCGCTGTCCATCGAGGAGAATCTGTGCGTGGTGAGGTGATTTTTTAATTATGACCCCAATTTTTCATCCGCAGATTACGCAGATTAACGCAGATTTTTGATAAGGAAAACAGGAAGATATGAAAAAAAATGAATAGTGCGGCGCGCAGCGGAGTGCGCGCCCTACCGCGGACGCATGAGCCATGCGTCCCTACCTATAAAATTTGATTATGCCGAGCCAAGTTTATCGCGGTCTCAGTGTGCCGGTCCTGAAATCCCAAGACTGGGATTGGGATCAGTCCAGCGGTTATACGATGGACCAACAGTATGATGGTTTCGATGTCAGTGCCATGGTGCGGCTGGCAAACTGGTATAATTCCTACGGTGTCACCAGCCACTTACACCTTGAAGGCGGTCGCGCAACACTGATCACCAAGGACGCCACCGGGAATTACACAATTGACAAGTGGGAGATGGCCGTGGATCAGAGCCAGCCGAGCATCTTTGAAAATACCTTATTCAACACGCTCATCAGCGATGGAACCGGCACCGCCGCAGCGACCGTCACGGACAAAAGCAAGGTGATCACCATGCTACGGATTGCCCTGGAAAACAGCAACCCCACCAATAGCGCAAGCGCGTGGAATGGGTTGACCCAAAATCCCCTGATTACTTACGAAACCGATGGTGATGGGAATGTCACAACGTCTTCAGCCGGAAATACCGAGGCCGCTGAATTTCTTGCGGCGCTGGGCGCGGATTTTACCGGCAATACCGCCAAGATGAAGCAGTTGAAACAGTATTTTGACGATTACAATCTCGGCGTGACCAACTTCATCAGCGGCCGTTATACGCTGCGCCATACGACGAATGCTCCTAACCGGTGGTCTGCGAATGTAGCGGATTTTAATGTGGAAAAGGTTTATACCATCGCTCAATTATTGAGCGAGGTGCAAAACGCCAATCTCTGGGTTTTGCCGCTGCCGGGGTATCTGGCCTATAAAATCGCCAATTATTTCATCCCGAACCTGCGCGGGAAGAATTACGTATGGGGCGCACTCAAGGAACGGAGCAGCGCGGTCACAGCGGCCAATAACCGCATCGAGATCACCACGGAATACCTGATTGACCAGATCAATACGAATCTTTATCCGATGATTTAAGCCACAGATGAATATAGATTTTACGAACACCTCACCCCGACCCTCTCCCCGCATGGCGTGGAGAGGGAGAAGCGGCGCGATAGGGACATCGCGCCCTACCTAAAATGGGTGGTTATATTCCAAGAAAACCATCGGGCAGGAACATCAACAGTGCGGCGGTGATGTTCATGCGCGCGGTTTGGGATTATTTGTGGGGTGGAAAATTCCCGTTCATTGACACGGACACGGTGAAATGGGACAGGTCGAGCAGAGGATATGCCGCCCATGCCAAGCAAGGTCGCGGCGGCGGCACTTCCTCGCCGGCGACATTGGACATCACCGGGGAATGGGACCCGACACGGACGTATAGCTTGAACCAGATCGCTGTCATCAGCATGGGCAGCAATGCCGGCACTTATGTCTATATCAATGCCACAGCTTCAAGCGGCCATGCGCCCTACGCCGGCGGCGGCTGGTGGATGCAGTTGCCCATGGGGCAGTTGGGGACGTGGATGTAAATGGTTGAGGGTTGAAGGTTGAGAGTTGAGAAATGGTTGAGGGTTGAAGGTTGAAGGTTGATAGAATAAAAAATAAAGTCTCAACCTAAAGGTTGAGGTTACAAGGAAAAAATATGAGCGATGTTGTAACTCAAAAATGCGCGGTGTGCGGGGTGCTTAAAACGCCCGATAATTGCACCGATGCCATGCCATGGACACGGATTTTCGGGGCGACCACCGGAAATTCGGCACAGCCCATTCAGGTGTTTCGTCCGCAGGTTCCGGGTCAGCCGGCCCGACCTGGAAATTTGAACAGCCAAGCGCTTGATTTTTGTTTTGTGTGCGGCCCGAAGACGACGGTGGATCAATTGCCGGGATTAGTTGGAAAGTCAGTAGAAAGTAGTCAGTAGAAAGTAGTCAGCAGCAAACAATATAAATCGTGCCAACAAGAAGTGCGAAAATAATACAGGCCGACATGGACGCACTGGCCACGCTGGCCAACACGAATCTTCTGCCTCTAGTCAATGCGAGCGTGGCGGCGTCAACGTGGCCTGCTCATGCTTACAGTGTTTATTCTTCTGGAGTTTACCCAACAGGCACACTCGCCAATCCACAACCGCCTTATGATTTCAGCGGTTCATCGGCAAACTGGTTGAGCACGTTGAACCGGATTCGAGGGGATTATTGGAATCTGGTCTTTGGGACATCAGGTTCTCCACCGACGCCAATCAATGCCGATTTATATTTGAGTCCAGACAACATCGTAAGCGGGCCATGGGTGGTGGGCGTGAATGACCCTGATATTTTTCCTCCTAATCCAATCGGCATAGCGCTTGATTATATTAGTGGTGAATCCAATTTTGTTGGTGTGTTCATTCGTTCTTCGTTACAAGGGGTTTTATTTGGATTTAAAACAGCAGACACATACGGAACAGGCGGTCTTTTTACATTTCAAGCAATGCCCGCTTTTAAGAATGTAAAATTTTACTTTGCGGATACCGATGTTAATTCTAGTTTTTCAGTTCAAACAGGGCGGCGCATAGGCCTTGTAATAGCAAATGGAACCAGCAGCGACGCCGAAGGATTCACAATTCCCTTTACAGCCAATGTCGCCGGTCACCTTAATGCCACATTGCAAACATCATTCAGCGGTAGTACAACTCCTCCCAATGTCTCGGATTTTACTTTTACCGATACATCGTCGGTGGCAATTACTTGGTCGGTCGTGAACGGAACAAGTCCGGGGAATTATTTTCTATTCGGTGTCATCAATGAGGACGTTCCGACAGGGGATGGCACAATCAATTTTTCAGTAACCGCGCCGGGCGGATTTTCATTTCCCGGCGCACCAGGAGAGGAGCCGACTTTCAATCTTATTACAATTGCGGCTGAAATTATCTTTTCCGCCGTGAGCGCATCGTCTGACGCTACCGTAATCCATCCAACAAAGTCCGGAAAATCCATTGCAGCAAATGACATGCCAGTTAATTCAGATTTCTTAGTAAATGGAATTTATTCCATCTCAATCTGGAAAATATCAGACCCGACCGTCCACGGAGTATGGGTGGCCAACACACTGCCGGTGCCGGGGAACAATGTGTTCATTGACCAGGACATCCCGCCGTATGTTGGCGAATACGGTGAATCGGAAGATTCAAGTCCCATCGCGGTTTCCGGCAGCATTGTTGGAGGTGAGGGTGGCGGTCCTGGTGGATTAGCCATGTATTTCCTTGATAATCCGCCCATCGGACAGTTGGATAACACAGGACCAACCCTGGCGAGTTCGATGCGGCAACAGGCGTTGCTGCGGCATGGCGATAAGATGCAGTATGAATGGATCCTCCTTGATCTCGGCCCGAAATATAATCTCATCGGCCAGTCCGTCCAGTGCCAGCCCGCTCAATGGGCGGTGAAACGGAACATGGATTTCGTGCCGTTCAATTACGGGTTTAATAATTCGTCCGAGAACACTTGGACAGATCAGGTTGCGACCAAGGACGGTTCGCTGAATTATTACAACATTTATTTGGGCGGTGGCGGTGCGGCCGCAATCAAAATCCGGCTGGTCGCCGCCGGCAGCACGAATGTCGGCTGGACAAACGGCGTCATCGGTTACGGCGATGTGCCGCCGGACGGGTTGAAGATTGTTGTCACGAAAAGCCCCAATTATCCCAGCGCGTCTGTCTATGATTTTGAGAAGGACGATAACAGCGTCACGATTTTGTTGAACAGCCGGCTATCCGATGGCGGGATGGCGTATCTGGCGGCGGCCATTGCGGACGGTGGCATCAATTTTGCCGTTCTGAACACAAACCCGGATGCGGATGCGGAGTATGACCTGTTCATCGAGATTGATTTTGAGCCGAACCTGCAACGGCGATATTTTCCGTCGCCGGGCACGAAGGAATGTTTCAGCCATTGCATTGACGGGACACCGCCGGGCAACTTGGATTCCTTTGCGGTCAACAAACCCATCCCACAGAACGGTTATTGCATTTTCAAGGTGCGCGCGACGCGGATGCCGGTGGCGAATAGCGCAGGCAAGATGATCACGCCGTCGAGCGGCGATGAAATCAATATCGTGCTCGGCCAAAATAAATTGCAGCCGGATGGGACGCTGAAGTTCGCGCCATTCCTGACCGGCCAGCAGGACATCGGAGCTGGCGATGCCGGCACCGGTGCCGGAGACGGCGGCGCGGGTGCGGGCGGCGCGGCCGGGCTTTCGACCATCACCATACCCGCCGATGCGCGTGATAGCGGCGATGTGGAGGTGTTCATCCCCGTGCTGGGCGGCAACGAACTTGTCTGGCAGTGCGATGAGATGGTGATCGTGGAGGCATGGGCGAACTGGCAACCGGTGTTTTTTGCGCCGATTTATGGGTATTACGAGAATGAGGATACCAGCTTGGCGTCTTTTGATGCCACGGCGTTTCAGTATTGCTCCGCATTCTCGAATTGGTTCGTGACCTGGCTGTCAAATAACACGGGGTACGGTGGATACGGAGGGTTGCCGGCTACGCGCACGCAGTTTCCGATGGGGGTGGAGATTTTCAATGACCTTGAAGCATGTTTAAACCTGATTTGAATAGTTGAAAGTTGAGGGTTGCAGGTTGAGGGTTAATAGAAGGAAACGGCCACCTCACCCCGGCCCTCTCCCCCATGGGTGGAGAGGGAGAAGTCAGCAGGGTGTTGAGGGTTGAAAGTTGAGGGATAAATAAGAAAAAAGGCCACCTCACCCCCGCCCTCTCCCCGCCGGGCGCGGAGAGGGAGAAAATTTTAACCACGGATGGACACGGATATACACGAAGCGGCGCGATAGGGACATCGCGCCCTACCTACCTTTGACTTTAGAGCGTTTCTGACCCATGCTTCGTCCCGCATTGCGGGACTACGCAGGGCAAGACTATGGCTGCCACACAAATCACTCTCGTTATTGACCGCCAAAATCGCGTGCTGGTCCAGTCCGGCGCCAGCGTAGCGCAGTTGCCCGCACTCTCCCAACGCGATGCCGTGGCGTTGCTCATCCAGATCGCCGACCCGGCCACCGGCGTCGGCAGCGCCGTCAACATCCTCGCCACTGATGATATCAGCACGGGCAGCCTGCGCGTGACGGTATCGCAAAAGGCCACAGGAACCGCCGGTGACGAAAATGAATGGCTGCTCGCCAAGTTGCGCGAGGCGGATTTTACCTGGGACGCCGCACAATCCGGTTTCACCGCTGTCTTGAACCTGAACACGGTGCAAATGCAGAATTATATCGCCGCGGCGGAATCGTGCCAGGCCGAGTTCGAGGTGCGCTATTCCAAGGGCGGTGCTTTATCCACGCTCCTTCCCGGGCCGAAAAACAAGGTCACGATCTGGGCGAATGACGATGAAGGCGCGGACGTGGCCGTGGACATCTTACTGGGCGTGCCGACGTTCACGCTGCCAGTGCAGTTCCGGGATCCGGCCAGCGGCGAACTTTACGCGCTCACTCGGACGGCGCCGGGCATGGTGGCGTTTGATTTGGTGCCGTGAAATGGTTGAGAGTTGAAGGTTGAGGGTTGAGAGTTGAAGAAGGGAAAGGCCACCTCACCCCGGCCCTCTCCCCCAGAGGTGGAGAGGGAGTTGAAGGTTGAGGGTTGAGAGTTGAAGAAGGGAAAGGCCACCTCACCCCGGCCCTCTCCCCCAAAGGTGGAGAGGGAGTTGAAGGTTGAGGGTTGAGAGTTGAAGAAGGGAAAGTCCACCTCACCCCGGCCCTCTCCCCCAGAGGTGGAGAGGGAGTTGAAGGTTGGTAAATGGTTGAATGTTGAATGTTGAAAGTTCGGCGCGATAGGGACATCGCGCCCTACCTTGAATGGTTGAAGGAAGAAACTTAATCCGCAGATTACACAGATTAACGCAGATTTTGAATAAGGAAAGCAGACTCAGCCTAAAGGCTGAGGCTACAAGGATACACACGAATTTATGAAAAGATTATTTTTGACGCTGGGTTTGGGGGTCGGACTTTCAATCCTCAATTCTCAATTCTCGACCGCTTTTGCCATCGGCACGAACCAGACGGTTTCGGCGACCATCACCATAACCAACCCACCGACCGGTATGCTCGGGGAATGGATTTCTATTCAGGGAAATGTTTATACATGGACGAATGCCGCTCCCACTTACGGCCAGATTCAAAGCGTTTCCAACGTATTGAGTTGCAGCATTTCACCCACGAATTCCTGGTTACTCACCAACGCGCCCATTGGCAATACCAACCTCAACGGTTGGTGGAACCTCTGGTTCACCAATTCCAACGGCGATATTTATCTAACGAATAAACTGCACACGACCACTAATTTTTTGTATTTGGTTAATTATATTAACATCGGAATCCCTGAAAGTGAATGGATTATTGATCCTATCACGAACGATGTGCCTGATTATTTTCAAAGTCTATTTTACGCATCCCCCGTAAATTATCTTTGCAATTCAGATATAACCAATTGGTTTGACAATAATACTGAAAATCGAGTGCCGATTGTCCTTAAAAATTTCCGGTCATCCATAAATTCCGCAGTAATCCCCAGCACCGTCAACCTATTTAATCAATTGACCAATGACTGGTCCACGAGTCTGCGATTTGCTTACACAAGCGGCACGAGCTTTACGATTTCCACGTTTGTCAATAAATCCCTGAGCATCAGTAATTCACCCGGATGGATGACGCTGACGCTGACGAATAATATCATCACCGGCGGCAATACTCCGGCTACGATGACCGTTTCCAATTTGTCGGTGCATTCGCTCACGTTGCTGGATAATACCAACGGGCCGAATACGATCACGAGTTGGCCGTAAAATGGTTGAGAGTTGAAGGTTGAATGTTGAGAGATTTACCACAAAGACACGAAGACACAAAGACATGAGTCATTTTAACGCAGAAGGCGTAGAGAAGCGCAGATTAAAGAAACGCAGCCTAAAGGCTGCGACTACAATTTCGGTTACTTTGTGCCTTTGTGTCTTGGTGGTTAATTCCGCTTTTGCCCAAAGCGGGCGCCAGATGTTGCACGGTCATGTGCCAAAGGCCATCGCGCGATTGCATCTGCAATCCGTCGGGCTGCTCACCAATACCGCGCGCCTGAACCTCGCCATCAGCCTGCCGTTGCGCAACCCGGCCGCCCTTGATGATTTGCTCCGCCAAATCCAAGACCCGACGAGCACGAATTATCATCGGTACCTGACCCCGGGGCAGTTCGCAGCGCAGTTCGGACCGTCGGAACAGGATTATCAGGCGGTCATCGCCTGGGCGCGCACAAATGGGTTTGCGGTGAACGCAAGGCACGGCAGCCGGCTTGTCGTGGACGTGAATGGCGCGGTACCGGACATCAACAGAACGTTTGGAGTGACACTGCGGACGTATCAGCATCCGATCGAGCACAGGACGTTTTATGCGCCGGATACCGATCCGTCCGCGAACCTGCCGGTTTCCATTTTGCACATCGGCGGGTTGGATAATTACTCAAGAATGCGGGCGAATTTAACAATTCAGCCGATTACGAATGGAATTACAACACCTCTCCCCAGCCCTCTCCCCGCGGGGCGCGGAGAGGGAGAAGACGGACGGCTTTCGGCTGGGACAGTAATGCGCAACCTCAAGGTTGCGGCTACAACGAATAATGCGATTCCGAATGCAGGGTCGGGACCGGGCGGGACGTATCGCGGCACGGATTTCCGCGCGGCATACGCCCCGAATGTCACACTGACCGGGTTAGGCCAGAAGATTGGGCTGCTCGAGTATGACGGTTATTACGTTAATGACATCACAAATTACGAAGGTCAGGCCGGGTTGCCGGCCGTTACGTTGATCAACGTGGCCGTGAACGGCGGCGTGAGCAGTCCGGGCGTCAACAATATGGAGGTTGCACTGGACATCGAGATGGCGATTTCCATGGCGCCGGGCGCGTCACAAATCATCGTCTATGAAGCGCCCAATGGCAGCACGTCCTGGGAAACCATCCTCTCCCAAATGGCCGATGATGATCTAGCTGCACAATTGAGCTGTTCGTGGTTCGATATGTCCCTGGGCGCACCAGACCTGTCGTCCGAGGCGATTTTCAAACAGATGGCCGCGCAGGGACAATCGTTCTTTTGTTCGTCCGGCGACAGCGATGCGTTTATCAATGGGATCCCGTTTCCCGAGGAAAGCACCAATGTCACTCAAGTCGGCGGCACGGCCTTGACGACCACCGGTGCCGGCGGAACGTATGTTTCGGAAACGGTCTGGAACGCCGGTGGCGGCGAGGGCAGCAGCGGCGGCACGAGCACTAATTTTTCCATCCCTATCTGGCAACGGACGATTTCCATGACCACCAATCATGGCTCGACTACGATGCGGAACACGCCTGACGTGGCACTGACCGCGAGTAACATTTATGTCGTCTATAACAACGGCAGCAGCGGCAACGCCTCCGGGACGAGCGCGAGTGCGCCGTTGTGGGCGGGGTTCATGGCGTTGGTGAATGAACAGGCGGCCATTGGCGGGCATCCGGCCATTGGATTTGCCAACCCGGCCATCTACGCGATCTGCACCAACGGGAATTATAGCGCCGATTTCCATGACATCATCACCGGCAGCAATACCTGGAGTGCCAGCCTGACGAATTATCAGGCCGTGCCGGGTTACGATCTCTGCACGGGCTGGGGCACGCCCGCCGGCCAAAGCTTGATTGATGACCTGGCGGGGCCTCTGCTTGAATCGGTCAGCAGCGTCACCAACCCTAATTCGGCCACTATCATCATTATTGTGCCGCCCACAGGCACCAATGGCGAGTGGATTGCCGTTCAGGGCAGCACTTATACATGGACGACCTCGCCGACCGGCGCGGGCCAGATTCAAAGCACGAACAGCGCGGCACAGAGCGCCACGAACTTGTTTACCGCGCTGACCAATGATTTTCCGAGCAGTCTGCGGTTCAAGTTCAATGGCAGCACGAATTTCACGATTTCAACTTATTTACGGGGCGTGTTGAGCGTCAGTAATTCTCCGGGCTGGATGCGCGTGGCCATCAATACAAATGTCGTGGCGGGCGGCAATCTGACTGTATCGAATTTTATGGCGCAGACGATCACGTTGCTGGATAATACCAACGGGCCGAATACGCGCACCAACTGGTGGTGAAAAAAATAGTTGAAGGTTGAAAGTTGAAGGTTGAAGGGAAAAACAACCACAAAGAAACTCAAGTCGAATTTTATGAGATGGATTTTCAAATTACTTTTGATGGCGGTTGTGCTCTCAACTCTCAACTCTCAACTCTCAACTACTTGCCATGCCCAATTGTCTTATGTGGACACGACCACGCCGTCCGCCAATAACCCGACGAATTGGGGAACCATCACCATCCCCGGCGTGGCGACCAATGCACCGTTTTCGACGGTCAATACGAGTGTCTTCGTCATCGGCACTCCGACTCCCACGGCGTTCAACATGATCAATGGGAATTTTTTGTGGATTTACGATTATCTGATGACAAATAGTTTTTTCAACGGGGGGTATGGGACATCCACAAATCTTGCCGGTGGCGCGCTCGATCAGGTCACGAACATCGCTGAAAATGTCAGCGGGAATGGCACAGACACCAACGCCGTCAGAATCATGTCCGGGAGCGCATTCAACCTGACTGCCACCAATCCGGTCACGCTCTACAACCCGACGCCGTATTACACCAGCACGAGCTTTAACCCTACGAATTTTCCGCCAGACACCAACGGCATTGTCTGGTGCGATGGAACGCTCATCACCAACGCCATCACCGGCACGAACATGGCTGGGCCGTATTATTTCGACTCCACATTGTGCGCGGGCGCGATGACGAATGGCAGTGATTACATGATTGTGAGCTTGTTTCCGCCAGCGAACACAAATTCAGCCGGGCCGTTCAATGCGAACACGAATTATCCGATTTCTGTGTTGACGAACGCCAGCGGTTTCACGGTTTTATCGGGTTACACGGGGACGAATTATCTGGATGGGTATTACCCGGACGCCGCTTTGGGGCCGGGTGTTTATACCAATGACAACTGGTTTGTGGTGTTCACGACCGGCATTTGCCCGAACCAGAACGGGCCATATTACATCGCCCCGGCGTATGGCGCGGGTGCGATGACGAACAGTTGCGGGGAGATTACTTATGTCTATTCGAGCACCCCATCCAGTAATCAGATTTACGGGGTCACTTCCATTGACGTGACGAATGCCCCGGCGCAGCACTATACAAATCTGGACGCGGCGAATCTGATTTTTGCGGAAAATTATACGCATCCCGGCATCACAACTAATCTTCTTGTATTCGGGTCTTCTCAAGATGGAATTTATTTCGTTTCTCCTCCTTATGATTGGTTTAACCAAGCAGGACAAAACATCAACGTAGCAAGTGGTTCTCCTACTTATTGGGATTTGTCGGTGGCTGGTGGTTACTTCTACGCTCCCAACCCACCAATCCCTCCGTCATCTTATACAATTTACCCTGGCGGAACCGCTCTGTTTAGAACAAATAATCCGACGTGCTGGTCTCTCTACCAATCAAACGCATGGCGGTTTTACATGGCCACGAATGTTGCGCTCGCGCCATTCCCGTTCGAGACGATTACCACGACCGGCCTCGTCAGCCAGATGTTTTATGTCACGAATGTGTCGGTGTTCCCGAACTCGAACACGGTCTATACCGCCAGTGACGGCAGTTCGGTGGTTTTCAATGAAGCTCCGGTTGGTTTTACAACCATTCTTGGCGTGACTTGGAATCAGATTCCTGCGCCAACAAACATAATATACGTCGTTACACCTCCCATGTCGGCACCACCAACCCCACCAACGACGCCGACGCCATCGCCAATAGGAGGGGGGAATCATTATGTCATGGCCCAAGTAAGCGGTGTTTGGAAGTATCTCCCTGAAGGTAATGAATATATTACCCAAGTTGGGAATATGAATTTGGACCAGGGCAGATTATCCATTCCTCCAAAATATCCCCTGTCATATTTGCTCATTGATAGTGGAGGAAATGCCTCTTTAATCATTAAAGGTAGAACCTCAGCTTACCTTTCGTGGTTAGATTGGAATCCACAGATTCCATCAGATGCGTTTTACCCTTATGTGAACTCTGCACCATCAATCAATACCGGAGTACGTGGTCTTTATTCTAATTAACGACATGAAAATGCGACACGGATTTACACAGACGCAGCGCAACCTGAAGGTTGCGGCTACGGTTGCGGCTACGGTTTTTGGCTTGGGACTCTCATCTCTCGTCTTCCAACCTCTAACCGCTTTTTGCCAAGGCACCACGGTGGCAACCAATTATCCTGTGACCGTTCTGACTGCGGGCAGCGATTCGCAATTGAACGCCAATGGGCAGGAGTTCGACCCGGCGGGCGCGGCGTTCTACGTCTGGTCAAACCTCGGCAACGGCGGCGTGGCAACCATGCTGAATCCGGCCAATACATTTTATGGTGGGTTTAATGGCAATTTCACCGGTAGCTTTGCCAGCAACGCCGCGCCTTATACCGTCACGGCCAACCAAATCACGTTGAACGTTCCGTTCACGAACTCCTACGGCTCGCGCTTAGCTGTTTGGGTGGATTGTTATCTAACAAATGGCGTGACCGGCGACGCAAGCGTGGAGATGACGAACCTAACCACGGTGTATCCGGCGCATTTCGCCGACCTGCCAAACGGTCTGGCCTCTGCCAATGGCATCGTGACGCTGTTTGATATGATTTCGACAAACGACGTTCTGATCGTCACCAACATCAGCACTAGCGGCGGGACTGTGAGAATAACAAGCTCGGTGAAACAGGAATGAATAAATGGTTGAGGGTTGAAAGTTGAGGGTTGAGGATTTACGGAGAATTTGACTTGGGTAGATTTTTGATTGCGGAGCGATAGGGACATCGCTCCCTACCTGATTTATGTTGTATTTGGTCATTGATCGCCAGACTGGCGCGCTCGTTTCGTTTAACGGCAGCGCCACGAAGTTGCCCACCCTTTTTCAAACCAATTCCGTTGAGCTTCAGCTCCAGTTCGTGGATGTGGATCCGTCCTCAGGCACAAACAGCATCACGGTGGCCGATGTCCATGCCCAGGCACCCGCCGTAACCATCGCGTCGCAATTGACCGGCGTGGAGGCCAATGAAGCCACCTACACTCTCGCCCAGGCCGTTGAAGGTGATTTTACATGGGACGCCGAGAATCTGTGGTTCACCGGCACACTCGAGCTGAACACGACCGCCATGGCCGCGTGGATAGGCGCCAATTCGTCCGCGACGGGCACGCTCGAGATTGATCTGATGACCGGCGGCTCGGACCCGGTAACGCTGTTCCAAGGCGCTGTGACCGTGAATGCCAATGCGTTCTTCGCCGGCACGCAGTTGAATGTGCTCGGCACCGGCGGCACGCTGCCGCTCGTGAACGGCGCCGGCGTGGCCATAGCCGGAAATACGGTGACTGTGACGGGTCTGAATTGGGCGACGGCGCCAAGCCAGGTGATTGTGCTCGTCAATGTGCCGGCGGGCGCGGGGCTGATCCAGGGGAATTATGTCATCGGCAGCGCGACGGCGGCCGGATTCCAGTTCGCGTTGAGCGGGTTGCCGGATAACGCGGGTTATACGTTCACTTACATTCCCATACTTTAACCACAGATGAACACGGATGAACCAATTCACCGCAGAGGCGCAGAGGCGCAGAGATTTTTCTTATTATGAAATCAGGAAAATAGGAATATGAAAAATAAAAAACAGTTTATCCGCATCCGCCGTCGCCAAGGCTATGGCGGACAAGGATTACGCCGATTAACGCAGATTTGTGCGATAGGATTGGGACTCTCAACTCTCATCTCTCAATTCTCAACTACTTGTCAGGCTCAACAGAACATTTATCACGGGAAATTGCAGGGCGATCTGAATGGAGGCGGCAATAGCATCACGAATGCGGGAACTGTGAGCGCCACCAATCTTGTTGGTAATTTGAGCGGCACGAACCTCATCCCCGGCACGGTCAGCAGCAATGCGTTTGATGCGCCAACCAAGGCGATGCTGGGCGGTGGCGGTGGCAATCCAGCGGCGGCTGTCACCAACCAGTTCAATGAGTTCACCGGGCCGAGTAATAAATTTGACGGGCCGATCTACGGTTCGCTCATCGGGAATTCGTCCAGCGCAACCCACCTTGCCAGCGGCGACACGGTAACAAACTTGACCGTCACCAACTTGACCGCGACTGGCGCGAACTTGACGGGTAACATCAATCCGACTAACAAGGTTTCAGCAGCAACCAACGCTGACAACGCGACCACGGCGGGGATGGCAACCACGGCATCAAACTTGATTGGAGGAGGCTCGGTCATTCAACCGTTGAACTTCACGAATTTTACCACAACGACGAATTGGGATATGCAGGGCTGGCTAAATTCTCTGCCGACAGTCGCGAATGACGCATCTGGTGTTGGTGGCGGCACAATAAAGTTACCGGCGGGAATTTTCTTAATCAGCACAAATTCACTCTTTGTAAGCGCACCGTTTCATCTTGAAGTGGATGGAGCGGGTAGAGGGTTGACGTGGCTTGTCGTAACTAACATGAACGGAACTACGCCGGGCATGAGTTACGGCAGCACAAGCGGAAATTTCATGTCGGCCACATTTAAGGACTTTAACGTCGTCAGCATGAATGACGTGACGAACAGTATTTTATTTCTTTACCAATTATCGGACGGCCAACTGGATAACGTGTTCTTTAGTTATTGGCAATACGCCACGAACGCGCATGGTGAGTTTGGAGGTGGTTACGGAATGAACGCAACCAACCTTGTCGGATTCAACATCCGGTCAATAGCCGGACAGATAGGAGCAAACTTGCACAATGTTGCAGTCGGTGGATTGCTCGATGGCGGCGAGTTCGCGGCTGACCATGTGCGGATTGACGGCTATTTCGGGATTGAAGATTGCGGCATGAACAGCACGTTTTCTGGCGGCACTTCTTCTGGATGGGGGACAAACATTGAAAGTTTGGGGGGCGGTTTGCTTTTTAATAACAGTGACCCCCTTAACATACCGATTGGCGACATCTTGATACACGGGATGCACTCCTACCATTGTGCGCTACCCATAATCAGGAATTGCCCGGATAATCCCGGCACGTTCGGACAATTCACTGTCGAGGCCGGAGATTTTGGTGAAGGCGGCGGAGCGAGAAGTGCAACGGTCTATACCAACTCATTCGCAATGGTGTTTAATTTCAACAACCAATGTCAATCTAGTGTATTCAATGGCTTTCCAGAACGTGACCAGACTTTAATTTTTACTGGCAGCGCATGGAATCTATTAACGAATCCACCGCCCAATGTGGTAGAGGAAAGAATGGGAACAAACAACGCAATCATATTCAGCATAGCGGACGTGGACACGTTGATTGTGTCCAACAAAGCCGTGATTGCCCTTGCACCTGTGATTGCGCCGAGTTTTGCAGTGGGGGGAACGAATCTGACATTGATTCTCACTAATTACCAATCCCTGTCAATCGCCGCGCCGAACACGAACCTCTATTACTTCACCACCACAGGCGGCACGCAATTGTTTGGAACTACCAACGGAAATCTGGGTGGTTTTGCTTATGATAGTCTCATTAACCAATACACGAATGGCTACATCTATATCTATCTGGATACGGGTCTGGGTTACATTGTGGCGACAAACTCGTTTTATCCAGTTAATACTTCGCCTTTGGCTAATTGTAGTGTCACAGGCGCGTCTAATAAGACGAACTGGCTTTCAACAGCTTGGAGAAACTCTTCCTCCATAACTGTGTTGGGTGTATCACCAACTTGGGGCACTAACACAGTTCCCAAAATCTTTTCAACCAATAATCTACCGGGTGGTTTGGCTCAGGTTTCCATCGGTAACAGCGGTAGTCAGACAAACATCTTTCACACAAACACCGCTCCTACTACCGTAACGATTGGTGTAACCGCGCCAGATTTATGGGAAAATGCCTATGACATAAACGGCAACCCGGTTGGTTGGATGCCAGTCTGGACGAATCATTGACCAATGACCACCACACAAAACCATAACGAAAAGGGGTAGTCCTATGAAACAACAGAAATACATTCACCAATACGGAGCAGAGAAATTCTCAACAGAAGTTAACCGTTTGATGGCAGAGGGTTGGTCAATGGTCGCGGGCACAGAGAACCACGACTATCATTTATACGACCATTGCGGCCTATTCTCGTGCGTATTGGAGAAAACATTAGGGGGTTAAGAGGGAGATAAATTGAAATGAACGAACTTAATAAATGCCGTTGCGGACAAACTCCTGTGGTGAACGAAAAACAGACTCCACTTGGCCTCGGTCAGCGTTTAACGCTATGGGAAATTGAGTGCAATGTCTGTGGCGTGAAGGTATGCGCCAGAGAGCGAGAGAAAGCAGTTGAGCTTTGGAACATGGCTAACCATAACGAAAGGGTAAGGGCGGTGGGAATAGTTGAAGGTTGAAGGTTGAAGGTTGGGAAAAAGAAAAGCGATATGAGCGAAACTACTTTGCTTTACATTTTCAGCGCGATTGCAATTTGCATTGCCGCCGCTACTGGCCTTGCAATCAATATTGCACAACGCCTTACACGAATTGAGACTTGGATGGAAATTATTGGAATGAAGACGGCGAAGATTCTGCATAGTGATGGGGATGTTCTTGGGATAGACGCTTATCTTGATAAATACTTGAAGCAGAGTCAGAAATTATCTTACAAAGATTGGACTTCGCTCAAGATAGCCTGCGAGAAGGTGGAATCTAATCCAAAAGTTCACGAGGGTAAAAGGCTGATGGCAGGATTTGTTGCCGCAGTAGCAATCCACAACATGCAAAAGTTATTATGACCAACGCAATTCCAGTCTTGGTTACGACGGACACGGTTGACGGCCTGACAAATTGGCTACTGTCTCTCGGCGCAGTGCCGACCACAATGTTTGCCGTTATCATCTTCGGTTACGTTCTACGCGCCATGCCAATCTTCCCGATGAAGTGGATGTTCTTCGCGTGTGCCATCGCTGGCGCGGCAATCTTCCCATTTGTGGCTCACTATCACATCAGCGCGGAATCATGGGCTTACATTGGCAAGACGATATTCGCCGGGGCAGCAATTGGGATGGGTGCATGGGCATCGCACGATCAGTTCTTGAACAAATTCGAGGACAAGATTCCGATTCTGAAAAATATCGTGGTGGGGATTGATGCAATTCGCAGTTCAACACCAACGAAACAAAACTGAATAAATAGTTGAAAGTTGAAGGTTGAGGATTGTCCACAGATTGCGCAGATTAACGCAGATTTTTTAACATGAGCAGGTCGCTCCGGCGGGATAAAAGGATTTAGAGTCGAGGGTTGAGAGAAGCGATTGACACGAATCGGTTTATGAAGCTAAACAACAATCAAAAATCATAATTATGAAAACAAGAATTACAGGAATTGGCCTCGCGGCACTGATCATGCTCGCGGGGATAACGGTACAGGCGCAAACCACTACTACCACGGTAACAAATGTCGTCAACGGAACAAACGTCACAATCACCACCACGACCACGCAAATTCAACAGATGGTGAATCAGGCGATTCAATTGCCCGCTGGCGTTAATCTGCCAGCCATGAGCAGCACAGGGTTGTGTTTCACCAACGTCACCTACAAAGTCGCAACAGGTCTGGAATATGAATCATCCGGTGGCACGATGTCTTATATTCAAGGCGATGCCGACCTTTACAAAACAAGCCTCGTTGACCTCGGTGCTGGCGCGGAGATGACATTAAACGGCACAGGCGCGGGTCTTTACAGCGCGGCGGCGGATGTCGAGTTCATCAAGAACTTGTCCAACTTCCAAGTCGTCGGGAAAGTGGGGGCTGGTGGTGTATTTGAAGGTAAGCACGGCGCATTCTTTGAGGTCGGCGGGGACATCAACTATAATCTTGCACAGGGGACAGGCTCAACCTTCCTCGGTGGCCAGAGTTGGTTCACTTACGTCTTTGGCGGAATAGACCTTCGGTTTCATAACGCCGGGGTGATTGAGAAATTATTCCGGGTTGGTGCTGGTGTTGCGTTCTAATTATTGACACCGCGCCGGTTTTAATCCTAATAAGTCGAGGACGAGACCGGCGCGGTTGTCGGCGCAACCTGAAGGTTGCGCTTACGGTTGCGGCGCGCAAGGTACAGAATGAAGCGCAGGATTTATATTTTTGTCAACGGCATCCAGGACTGGCCGGGCAATAGCCGGCTCTGGAATAAACGGGCCGTCACTTGGATTCATCTGCACACCGATAGCCGCGCCCAAACGGATGAGTATTTCACCACGGCTCTCACGGTCTGGATCCATGAACGCGACCGGGCAAGGGAGATGGCCGATTTACTGCGGCGTTTCACAGGTTGGGAAATCATCATCGTGGCGCACAGCAACGGCGCGCGCGTGTCGCTCGGAGCCTTAAAAATCTGCGAGGTGCGGATCGAGGCACTGCACCTCGTCAGCGGCGCTTGTGACGCGGATTTCAACCGTAATGGCCTCAATTCCGCGCTCAGATCATACCGGGTTGGCCGTGTGTTTGTGTATGTGGCGGAAAAGGACTGGGCGATGGGGTTTGAGGACACGCTTGCCGGCAAGGCGTTGTTCGGCCTGTATGCCAGCGATCAGCCACTTGGATTGAGTGGTCCCAGGAATGTGGAGTCCCGCATGTATAGCCGCATCAAACAAGTGAATGAACGGCATTACGGACATTCAAGTTGGTGGGCGCCGGTAAATTTTGAGCGGACCATGCGCGGGTTTGTTTTGATTTAAGACGCAACCTGAAGCGCAGCCTAAAGGCTGCGGCTACAATTACGGTTACAAATGAAAACCATTCATTGCGAAATCTTCACGCTCGATTCACAAGGCCGGCGACAGAACATCATCACGCCGATGGTCGCGCCGCTGCCGGACAAGATGACGGAGAATGAGGCTGCGCGGTTCATCCTGGTGGCAGCAGCGGAACAGGTGGGAAGCCGGAGATCGGAAGCCAGAATCCATCTGCCTACGCATAAAGCTACGGCAAGACTTCGGAATCCAGAAGCCAAAAAGGAAAAGGGCATCCGCAGATTACGCCGATGAACGCAGATTTTTAATAAGGAAATCAGGAAATCTGGAAGGCACAAAAAGGGTTAAAAGTTGAATTTGACCACCTCAACCCGACCCTCTCCCCCACCCATGCTTCGCCCAAGGGCTACGCAGGGCAGGCTGATGGAGAGGGAGAAAAAGATTATTTTGGAAGGGACTGCCATGCACCGTTCTTCTGAAGTTCGTTGTTGACGGTGGCAACCGCGGCGTCAACGGCGTCATCGTAGGATTTCCACGGATTGGCCCGCCCTTCTCCGACTCCCGCCGTGGCTCCCAGCCGTATCGCCGATTGTATGCAGCGCTGATCGGCAGCATGAAGATCGTCCTTGGCCACCGCCAGGTCTTGCAGGCTGTGGACCGCCTCGCCGAATTTACCGACCAGCTCCTGATAACTGCCCACCACTTTTGTCCTTAACTCCGCATCCGCCACCGCATTGGATTCCAGCACGGAAATTTGAATCTTTTGATCGGCGATCAGTTTGTTTTTGAAACCTATAATATGCGCCTGCTGCCACACGCAAAGACATGACAGACAGAGTGCGAGCAATACGCCAATCAGAACCAACAGACTAATTTTAGATTTCATAGATTTTCCTTTGTTTTACCTGAATTTACAGGGTTTTTGTGCAATGTCAAGTTTTTTGCAAATAAATGTTGACTCTTACTGGAAAATCTGTAAATTTAACCACAGATGGACACGAGCCACAGATTGCACAGATAAAACACAGATAAGAATATGCCGAAGAAAAGCAAAAACAGTGAACCGGTAAAAACGCTGCAAATCCGGTCAAACGATTTAGTAGGCCAGGTTGAAGGCATTGCCGAGAAAAGCGGATTGAGCAGCGCGGCGGTTTTCAAACTTGTGGTGCAGCACGGATTGCCCATTGTGGCAAATAAACTGACAGTGTTGGCGGTTGATATGGATAAAAAATGAATGCAGATGAATTCATCGAGCAAGTGCACGCGGCGTGGACGCCGACTGAGGTCCACAGGCTGATGAGTTGTCATTTCCAGTTCGTGACCGGAACTCCCAAGCAGTTGGAGGCGTGCATCAATGCCGCCGATGCCAAACTTGAACGGCTGTGTGAGAATGGCATGGAACTCGGGACGCGGGGAGGAAGAGCCATGGAGGAAATGACGGCGTGAACTTTTGTCTCGCGAAGAACGTGAAGGATGTTTGACGCGAATTGCGCGAATGAACACTAATTTTTGGGAATAAAAATAGAAATCAATTGGCGGAAATTAGCAAAATTAGCGTAAAAATGTTTTATGAATGCGATTGAAAAGGCAAAACAGTTTCACGAAGAGTTAAGCGGCTTGATTAACCGATCACTCAAGGACGGGGCACCTCTGCCGAGCATGGTCTTTGCCATGAGCGAGGAATATCTTGACCTGCAATTGTTAATGCGCGACATACGCATGGAACGCGCACAGCGGGAATTGGCGGGCAAGATCGTGGCCGCCCATGCCATTCCTCCAATCAATCTCATCGGGCCACACCAGAAACCGCTAAAACCACCGGGAACGTAATAGAATGACGAATTCAAAATTCACCGGTCTTCGCCAGGCTTCTACCCGGCAAGGAATTCAGAATAGCGGCGCGAAAGGGATCCCGCGTCGCCAAGGCTATGCAGGACAAGCTGCGCGTCCTACCACGGATGGCGTGCGTCCCCACCAGACGGAGTTGTTTGAGCCGACCATTGCGCAGCAGTTTGAGGCGTGGAAGGCCACGCCCGGCGGCGCCCAGGTCATGCGCATCGCTTACGCCGTTGCCGCCCGCTACGGCCGCCGTTATATCGAACGCGGCCGGCGCGTGAGCGTGCGCCTCATCTGGGAGATGTTGCGCGATAATATCACGTTCATCCGCGCCCGGATGAAGGCCAAGGGCATCATGCTCGAGAAGCTGGACGGGTTCGCGTTGAACGATCATTTCCACGCGCATGTGGCACGGCATATCATGGGGCACCGACCGGAATGGCAGGGGATGTTTGAATTGCGCGAGCTGGGCGCGGCCAGAAATAAACGGAAGGTAACGATCATTAAAATTGACCAGCCGGTTTAACCGCAGAGGCGCAGAGGCGCAGAAGAATAAGAAAACCAATAAGGAAAGCAGGAAATCAGGAAGATGAAGGATAGAATTGTTATTTTGGGAATTATTGGGGTGCTTTGCGCCTTGACGGTTAATTCCTCGGCGATGGACCGGTGGGAGGCATTGTCTCAAATCGAGTCCGGCGATTGCGATACTTGCATTGGCCCGTCGGGTGAAGTATCTCGATATCAGATTTTGCCCTGCGTCTGGCGGGAATATACGAAACTGCCGTTGAGCGCGGCTACCAACCCATTCACCGCTCGGAATGTCGCGGAGACAATCATGGCGGCGCGCATTCGTTATTTTTATCAAATCGGCGCGCAAGGGACCTCGCGCCCTACCGATCAGGAATTGTATCTGCTCTGGCACCGGCCGGCGCGGGTGCTGCGTCCTAAACCCGCCGAACGCGAACGCGCGGAACGATTTGAGAATTTGTGCAGGAAATGATGAAAGGCGCAATCTACGGCGCGACATAAATGTCGCGGCTACATGGATGAATATAAATGAGCAGGACGTTTCATAAAGAACATGAGACTGTGGATCGTCAAACGCCGCGGCGCCGGCGGTTTTATTGTGGCGTTGCGCGCAAGATGATTTTTCCGTCGCATGACGCGGCCATTCAGGCCGTCGCCGGCTTTGAGCCTTCGGTGCGGACGGCCATGGAGTATAGGGCGTATCATTGCAAGTTTTGCGGCGGGTGGCATCTGACAAGCCAACCGTGGAAACCGAAAATAGTTGAAGGTTGAAGGTTGAAGGTAAAAAACACGAAGATGAAACTTTGTTTCCCAACTGAAATTTTGAAGCAGCACCTGGTCGTGCTCGGCAAGACCGACGCTGGCAATAAAACACTTTTACGCGAATTACACGAATTGCCGCTAATTATTTAACCAGAAACCGAATGAACAAGGCGAATGACATTCTGGAAATGGTCAAGATGGGAGTCTGTGGCGCACAAGCCAGCCTCGTCGTCGCGGAAGAATTGTCGGCGCCGGAACGCCGGCTGTCCCTGCAACATACCATTGATCAGTTGATGCCGTTGCGCGGATTGCTATTAACGGCAGCGGGAGAAATCAATCTAGAACTTTACGTAGAGCCAAGCAACAGCCGCGAATGAAAACAACGCTTGACCAATCTGCCGCGTTCAACGAAGTCAGCGACTCCCGAAAACTGGAAGCGCAAGGGCTGTTGGCTGCGACGGCTTGTTATGCCACAGGCCAGCACGTCGCTAACCTCACAATGCCGTATGTGTTCTGGCGATTTCAATACTGGCTCAAGGTGAAGGACATGACATACACCCAAATTGATGAAGCCGTGAATCGAGGAAAACTCGTCCCATGTGACTGCATGGTGGCATAACGGCATAGTTGAGCAGCCCCGCACCAAAGACAAAACATGAAAACATTTTTAATAATCGGAGTTCAAACGATATGGGCAATCGGAATATGGGAATTGCTATTTCGCCGTTTTGTCTTTGGTAAGG